CGTCGGAAAGGGTTTCCCCCACAAGGGCGGCAACCGCTTTTTCTGCGTCCTTGTCCACGGTTTCGGTTGTCAAGTCACCGTCGGCGTTGTACGCCGTGCGGGTTGCCTTGTTCGTTGCCGTGCGCAAGTTGTCCAGCGTTGCAAGGTCGGCGGCTATGCCCCTTTTCAGTTGGACTAATGCGGGGTTGTATCCGTTGTCGGATACGGTTTCACGGTCGGCGGCGGTCTTGCGTTGCGGGTCAATACACTTGTTCAAAACAGAGTATGCAACGGCGGTTGCAAGGTCGGTTAATTCCTGCGTGCTGTCCTTGCCGCTTGCAAGGGCGGTTTCATAGTTGCGCTTGACTTGTTCAAAGTCGGGGCGGCTTTTCGCCGTGTTGGTGGTGTTAGTGTTCATGTTTTTCGTTTCCTTTCTGCCGTGTCGGTCGGGCGTGTTGGTGGTGTTAGTGGTGTAGGGGTTGCCCGCCGTGGTTGTCCAGCATGGATAGACTACCACAACGGCGGCACAATGTCAACACAATTTTTTTGCATACACAGACAACCGCAAGGGGTGTACCCTGTCCGCCTTGCTTTTTCCGCTGTCCGTGTCGGTCTGTCCGCCGTTTCAACTTGCCCTTTCTGTGCTATGGCAAGTAGGGGGGTGGTTATGGTATTTTTGCCCCCTGTCCTTGCCGCACACAGATGTAGTCGGTTCATCTAACTGACACGACCCATTTTTAACTCAGCCCCTCAACCCCTTGTGTTTCAAGGCTTTTCTGTCCAGAAGAATATTATTGGTTAAGCCTTTTGCGTGGTTGCTTTTATCACAGGATTCAACTTTCCAAAAAAGAAAAAGGCTTAACTGCGCAGCCTTTTATTTACCGTTCATTTTGATTTGTTTTTTCTTATTCTGTCTATATTGTTCCCTTATATCTAAGTAGAATCTATGCTATAATATAGCATATCAAGTAAATTAAATAAATTACTTCTTGCATCTGAAAGGAGAGTCCCTCGATGGCTCAGATTATCCAGTTAGACTTCAACAAGACGAATAGTGCCTCCAGTGTCATCGACATCGCAACCGTCCAGCAGAGCTGCCGTAAGCTCAAGGCTGGTCTCATCGCTCCTGCCACTGAGGAGGTGCACACTGACCTTGCTGTCGAGCACGCTGCTGAGCCCATCAAGAGTATGGATGACATCATCCGCATCTCCCAGTTCCTCATTGGACAGAAGCGTTTCAGAGACAATATGCTGTTCATCGTCGGCATTAACTTTGGACTTCGTATCAGCGACCTTCGCTCTCTGCGCTTCACCCACATCATCAATGATGATTGCACTTTTCGTGACCGGTTCCCCATTCTGGAAAAGAAGACCCGGAACACACGCAAGCATCAGCGCAACCGCTACATCACCATTAACACCGCAGTTGTCGAAGCTGTCACCCTGTACCTTGAGAACACTCCAAACGTTCGCCTCAGTGACTATATGTTCCGCAGCCAGTCCAATAATGGAGTGAACGAGAATAAGCCCATCAGCAAACAAGCCGTTGACTCAATGCTCAAAGGCATCGCTCGTGACCTTGGACTTGGTAACCGTATGGCAACTCACTCATTGCGTAAGACCTTTGCTTATCATCAGATGGTGATGAGTGGTAATGACCCTCGCAAGCTCCTGCTTCTCCAGAAGATGTTCGGTCACTCGACCGCTGCTCAGACTCTGGACTACATCGGTATCACCAGCGAAGAAATTGATGAAGCATACCGGAGCCTCAATCTCGGTAGCATCAACCACAACTATCTGGTCGATAGCGATATTGGAGAAAGCGAGTCCCTGATGGCATAATCCATCACCCATTGCACCTTGACAACTTCATACCGCCAAAACAAAAAAAAAGACACAGCGTGTGTCCTAACCGTTCCCGCAAAGCCTTGTCTTGCAACGGTTTCGCAGATGCACTCTATAAAAAGTATTGAGAACAAGAAATGAACTCTACTGGACAGGGCATTCAAAGCAAGTTACAGGCGCTGCATTGATAGCGACGGTATAGCCAGCCGAGCGGCTTTTGTGTGTCCTAAAATTTCCGCACCCCCACTAATTCCAAAGAAAGGTCGTGATTTTTATACAAACGACTATCCATAAAGGTGGTGCTTACCACCGATGAACACCATCACTGTTGTCGATGCCCGAATGGGACGTGGTAAATCCTCCGCTGCCATTCGTTATATGAACCGTTACAAAGACTCCAAGCGGTTTCTCTACATCACCCCATATCTGGACGAGGTAGGGCGTATCTGCGAGCGTTGTGATTTTGACCAGCCGGACAGTGACCACATGAGTAAGTCTACCGAACTCAAACTGCATATGCGGCTCGGACACAATATCGCCGCCACACACTCACTGTTTTACTTAATGGACGCAGAAGCCTTGGAGCTCGTTCGCCAAAAGCACTACTCGCTCATCGTAGATGAAAGCATCCAAGTAATTGAGCGTTTGAATATCACTAACAAGGATTTTGACCTCATTATAAACCAGCTCGCCACAGAACACGATGACGGTCGCATCGAGTGGCTGGACGATAGCTATACCGGTCGTTTCTACGACTACAAGGAAATGGCGAACACCGGCTCCCTGTTCCGATTGGACTCTGCTCTTCTCAACATCTTGAACCCAGAATTACTCCGGTCTTTCGACGAAGTGTTTATGCTGACATATCTGTTTGATGGACAGTATCAGAAGGCATACCTTGACTTCTTTGGATTCGATTACAACATCATCGGTGTCGAGCAGGATGAAAGCGGATACCGTTTCTCGGACAGACCGGACGCTCCACCTCCGCTGGACTACCGTGAACTGATTCGCATAGTCGATGACCCCAAACTCAATGCCGTTGGTGATAAGCACTATGCCTTGTCTAAGGCTTGGTATGACCGCAGGGGGTATGACAATCCCGAAATCCGTAAACTTCGAAATGGCTTAAAGAAGTTCTTTCAAAGTATTCCAGATGGCAGTAGCGAGACGCGGCTTTGGTCTTGCTTCAAGAGTGATGTCAATAAGCTGGTTGACTCCCGTACCGGGCGCTTCCGCAATAACTTCCTGCAGACGAGCGCCAGAGCTACAAACCAGTACAAGAGCAGGACTGACATTGCCTATATGGTGAACCGCTTTGCCGACCCCAATATTATGAAGTTTTTTGCCAAGCAGAATGTCACGATTGACCCCGAACACTTTGCCTTGTCAGAAATGCTACAGTGGATATGGCGTAGTGCCATTCGAGATGATAAGCCCATTAACCTATACATACCGAGCAGGCATATGAGAGAGCTGCTCATTAACTGGATTAACACCACAAACCAAGGAGGATGCCCAATTGAATAAACGATACCACCGACCGCTGCCAGAGGATTATCTCGTGGAGGAGCGTGTTCCATATACATACGAAGATGCCGACCTGCTAAATGACGATGAAGCCATCGAACGGTTCATTGAGAGCGAGCGGTTTGCATTCCGCGAGGAATGGTTCCGTTATGTAGAAGAGAACGAGTAACTTATGCTATATCAACATAATTAAATAAAATACGAAGTGAGGTGACCCATACTGGCTAAACAGTTAGTATGTCAGAAATACATTTTCAAGCTTCATAGCAGCCGCCTGCGAAAGGCGAAGTGGAAGCTTACGCTCCCCATTGCAGAGGCAAGAAAGAATGACGAGGTAATCTCCCTCGCCGACAGTCAGGTACTCCGCTGGCTGGACGAATTGAACGGTATCACCGATGCTGAGACGCAGGCGCGGAAAATCAAAGGAGAAATCAAGCGGCTTCGTAAAGAGCCGAATAGCGTTCCAAATCGTCGTCAAATCAAGAAGCTGTATGCGCAACTGGATGATATCCAGTTTAAGCCGGACTATCTCTGCGTCATCATCGATAAAGAGAAGGACTACCATCGAGCTTGCCGTGGATTTAGTATTAACGGGCTTCGGTATCAGCGGTTGCTTGGAACGAATGGTGGCGTCAAGAACGAGACCATCGTGTTCATCAGCGAACGCCATGCCGATGAGATTCGCCGCCGCATTGACAATGGTCGCAACATGGAAAAAGAAATGGTGCCTGCCAAACTGGAGGCGTATAAGGCACTTACCTGCAGCGCATCAATCCCCGTGTCAGTTCCGCATGGCATTCTTGTTGTTAGCGACTGCGAGACCGAGTTCTTGTCGGATATCATCTATCTAAACGATGAGCAGGACGGAGAGCCAATCATGGAAGAGCGTAAGCAGGTCATGGTGCAACTCAATGAATCCGATGGATACGGCTTGATGCTCCCATCACTTGCTGCCCGATGGGGTGAAGAGCTTGGCTTAGACTACCTCGTCAGCGGCGTGAACACACGTTTCTCTTGGGAGAAGGGCATGGTCTTCACGTTCGACTTTTTGGATTTCGCAGAAAATGTCGCTGAGAACTATATTGTTAAAGACGCTTGGGGTAACGATGTGGACATTCGTAATGTTGAGCTGATTCTTACCACGTCTATGCTGAAACTGTGGGACTCCTACGATAGCTGTGACGATTATGTAAGCAACTGCTTGGCAAACGGTTACACCTTTGGCATCGCCAAGACCTGCCCAAAGGAACTTGAGTCTGAGCGGACATTAAACTATCAATTCATTCAGAGCTACGAGCTGAGCGACGATGACATTGAGCAGCTTATCAAACCGACGATGGATGAGATTCGAGACGTTCTTTATGCGGATTGGGCAAAGACACTGCTGTTCTTAAAGGGTGCTGGCTTGAATGAGGATAATATTGACCGCGTTGATGACGACTATGTCAAGGCGATTATGATTGAACCGCAGATTTTGAACGACCCTTACGTCCAGAGCAGTATCTATCAGATGATTCGTAATCGCATCAACGAAGCCAAGGTCGGCGTACTCAAAGTACATGGGAACTACTCCATTGTCTCCGGCGACCCATTCTCACTGTGTCAACACATCTTCGGGCTGGAGGTTACCGGGCTTCTGAGGTCTGGTGAAATCTACAACAAATATTGGTGCGACCAGCACGCCGAACGGCTTGCCTGTTACCGTGCACCAATGACCTGCCATAACAACATCCGTCTTGTATTCCCACACCGCAGCGACGAGGCATCTCACTGGTATCAATACATGACGACCTGCACGATTTTCAACTCGTGGGACACTGCAGCCCATGCGCTCAATGGCATGGACAAAGATGGCGACCTTGTAATGCTTACCGATAACAAGGTGCTTGTTGATAATCTAAAGGTGCTTCCCGCTCTTATGTGCGTCCAACGAAAAGCAAAGAAGAAAATTGTCACCGAAGCAGACGCCATACAAGCCAACATCGATAGCTTCGGCGATGATATCGGAAAGACCACAAACTGGATTACCTCAATGTTCGATGTGCAGTCGCAGTTCCAGAAGGGTTCCAAGGAGTACGAGGAACTTGACTATCGCATAAAGTGCGGACAGCTTTTTCAGCAGAATGCCATCGACAAAGCGAAAGGCATTATTGCCAAGCCGATGCCTCGTGAGTGGCATGACCGACATAGCGCCAATACAATTGAAGACCCGGAACGGCGCAGATTCTATCAGCGTCTCGTCGCAGACAAGAAGCCATACTTCATGCGTATTATCTACCCTGCTTTGATGAAGCAGTATAACACATACATAAAAAACACAAACAAGAATGCCATGCGCGAGTTCCAGATGACGATTGATGAAATGCTGGAGATGCCGCGCTCCGAATTGAGCGAACGGCAGAAAGATTTCCTTCGCTACTATGAGAGCCGGATGCCAGTGGGCAACCACGACTGCGTGATGAACAGAATCTGCAAGCGCTTCGAGAAGGAGTTCGATGGCTATCTTGGTCGCCACAATGCCGATGTTGACTTTGACTACACCGTGATGAAGAGTGGCATTGAGTATAGCAGAACGCAGTACAACGCCATCTTGAAACTCTACGAGAACTACAACAAGCGCTTGCGCAGTTATGCCGTCTTTGCCAACTACGAGAGGGTCGATGAGTATGATACGTTCTCCCGCATGATTGAGATGCGCTCCGAGTTCGAACAAGAATGTGCTCGCGTTTGCTCCAACCGCTTTGTGCTATGCGACATTGTTCTGGATATTTGCTATAAGAAGAGCTCTACCAAGCGCTTCGCGTGGGAAATGTGCGGTGGCGAAATCATCCAGAACCTTTTGGATAAGCATAACGGGGTTATCTCTTACCCGACGGTTGACCCCGCTGGGGATATCTTCTTCTGCGGTGACAGATTTTCATTACAACAAAAAATGATTGGAGGGACGCTATGAGCATTGTTCTTAACGAATATGACTGGGCAGAAAAAATGATTGCCAACCATGACCTTGGTAAGAAGCCGATTGAGACACTGAGTCGTGTGTCCAAGTATTATTACGAGAATCACTACAGCAAAAGGGAGATTCGGAGTCTGCTCGACTCCTTCATGCTACAGTGTGACCCTTCTGCTTCACTTGTTCATTGGTCGGATATGCTTGATAAAGTTGCAAAGAACGTAAGCAAGTTTCCACTCATCCGTCTGGACGGTGTGGACATCACCAGAGAAGAGCTCGCCAAGATTGAGACGCTTGAAGGTAAGCAAATCCGGCGGTTGGCGTTCACGCTTCTCTGCGTTGCGAAATATTGGGACGCCGCTTCCGACCGGAACAATGGTTGGGTGAATACTTCGGACAAAGAGATTATGCAGATGGCGAACATCAATACCTCCATTAAGCGCCAGAGTTTGATGTTTGCCGAACTGCGTGATGCCGGGTTCATTCGCTTTTCTAAAAAAATCGACAACCTGAATGTCCAAGTGCAGTTCATTCAAGCCGGTGAGACGGCGATACATATCCAAGACTTCAGGAACCTTGGTTACCAATACCTCAAGTATTACGGTGGCGCATATTTCGAGTGCGAGAATTGTGGACTGACTGTAAAAGCACAGTCACCTGCAAAGGGTCGCCCGCAGAAGTATTGCCCCAGTTGCGCTGTCGAGGTTAAGACCCGTCAGACTGTTAATGCAGTAATGCGGTGCAGAAGCGCCTTAAAGAGTTGATTATAAAACTCGAATTGTTAGAAATAAATACCCCCATCAAACCGTTGTGGCACAATGCTTTGAGGCGTGTTTGATGGGGTGTATGTATGAATGATAAAAGACAAAACATAAAACTATTTTGAAGAAAAGGATGATTTTTAAGTGATTGCAATTACCGCCTCAGAAAAAGAAGCCATTCGTGAGAAGTTCCCTCGTGTTCATATCGTTCGCACGATGAAGCAAGATTCCAAACGGCACCACTACTACATGGTTGAGGATGGCGCTCCTATGAAGCTGCTCCGCAGTTTGCGTGGACTGGAGCGTGTTCACGACAAACGAAAGGGAGTGTAAACCATAGCCAGCACAGCAAGCTATAAAGAGATGCGTGACATCGTAATTGGTAAGCTGGTTGACCGCACCATTGACGATGACTACGCAGAACTGAGTGAGCGTCTGTTTGGTGATGGTAACTGTTTTAACTCAAGCGAAGTCCGCAAAAGAATGTATGGCATGAAAGCCATCATCGAAGCCATCGAGCGGGATGGCGAAGCTACTATTCAGGACACGGACGCATTGTCTGCATTGGATAGCAAACGCATTGAGCTGCTCAAAGAACGTCAAAAGTTCTTTGACCAACGCAATGCTTTTAACAAGCTGATTCGTGAGCGTTCCCGGCAAGAAGAGTTGAATGAGATTCTTGTGGACGCAGTAAAGAGCGGCAATTTGCCACAACTCGAATACGAGCCATGCCATATCCAGCCGTCTGATAACGACCTTCTGGTTAGCTTGAATGATATCCACTATGGAGCCAACGTCGATAACCATTGGAATACATATAACTCTGATATCTGCCGCGAGATGATGTGCCATTACTTAGACAGAATCATTGCTATTGCCGAAACGCATGGAAGCGAGAACTGCATTGTCTGGTCGAACGGCGATGCTATTAGTGGAAATATCCACCAATCTATCGCTATTACGAACAAAGAGAATGTGATTGAACAAATCAAAGGCGTATCCGAGTTGATTGCCGAATTTGTTGCCGAACTCAGTAAGCATTTCTCCACAGTCACATTTGTGAGCGTTGCGGGTAATCATAGCCGTATTACGCCAAATAAGGATGATGCGCTGCTCAGTGAACGGTTGGACGATATTGTTGAGTGGTATCTTGGCGCCCGTCTCCAGAATTTCGAGAATGTGATTATCGGGACAACAAGTGATGCTGTCAAGATTGATAACACTATGTATCTGATTAACATTCGCGGGAAAATGTATTGTGGTGTTCACGGGGACTTTGACGGTTCTGCAGGCAAAGTTCAAACATTGCAGACAATGGCACGAGTCCCGTTATATGCCGTGCTCTCCGGTCACTTGCATCACAACAAGATTGATGAAGTCCAAGGTGTCAAAACCGTCATGGCTGGCAGTTTCCTTGGTATGGACGATTATTGCGTCCAAAAGCGAATTTTCGGTAAAGCCGAACAGTTGGTTTGCGTCTGTGACACAAACGGCATTCGTTGTTCTTACGGAGTACCCCTTTAACGATGCACAAGGGTTGCCCTCACCGGGGGCAACCCTATTTACATATTCCTCTTTAGCTCAGTTGGTAGAGCAGCGGACTGTTAATCCGTTGGTCGCAGGTTCAAGTCCTGCAGGAGGAGCCATCTGGGACAGTAGCTTACGCGGTCGGAACACCGGTCTGAAAAACCGGAGGATGAAGGTTCGACACCTTCCTGTCCCACCACTTGGTGCCATCGACGAATCGGCTAAGTCACCTGCCTCTCAAGCAGGAGGTTGTGAGTTCAAACCTCACTGGCATCACCAACCATGAGGTGCGTTGGACGAATTGGTAGAGTCACCGCCCTTTCACGGCGGAATTTAAGGGTTCGACCCCCTTACGCATCACCACTACTTGGGAGAGTGGTAGAGCGGTCAATTACAGCAGACTGTAAATCTGCCGCCTTCGGGCTGCGTTGGTTCAAATCCAACCTCTCCCACCATATTGCGGACAGGACAAACGGTTAAGTCGCAGGTCTCATAAACCTTGAGGAATCGGTTCAACTCCGATGCCCGCAACCAATTTTAATTCTACAGAAAGCGAGGTGGCTTGTATGCCCCGAAAAACGAAGCAAAATGAAATCACAAGCCCTGAGCTTTTGAATCAGGTCAACCCAGACAATGTTCGTTTGAAGCAAGACTTCATTGCATATTTGCAATCTGTCCAGCGTAGTCCCAAAACTATTGCTGGATACTCCAATGACATCGATATTTTCTGGGTGTGGAATTTGCAGAACAACGGGAACAAGTTTTTTCCTAAAATTTCCAAGCGCGATTATGCTGCGTACCAGCATTGGCTTATTAACGAGAATGGGAACTCGCCTGCGCGTGTACGTCGCTTGAAGTCTGCAATTTCTTCTTTGTCGAACTATGTCGAGAACATTCTCGATGACGAGGATGAGTTTAAGGACTTCCGTTCGACAGTTCGAAAAATTGAGAATCCGGCTATGCAGCAGGTAAGAAAGAAAACAGTCTGGAGCGACGAGGCTTTGGACAAGCTTCTTGATGATTTGCTGGCGTCCGGTCAAAACAAAAAGGCGTGCGCCGTTGCTCTTGCAATGTGCAGCGGTCGCCGTAAAGCAGAGCTGTGTCGATTCAAAGTGGATGACTTCAAAGATGAAAACCTCGTGTGCGGCGGAGCGCTGTATAAGACCAGCGAGCCCATTCAAACGAAGGGGTTCGGTCTTGGCAAGTACATCTACTGCTATACTCTTGCGAAAAAGTTCAAACCATATTTCGATGCGTGGATGGCAGAGCGCCAAAAGCTCGGCATCGAGTGTGAGTGGCTTTTCCCCGCCGGTACTACAAGTGAGCAGATGAGTGATACAACGCTCAATAGCTGGGCTAACACATTTAGCCGCATGACTGGTGAGGATTTCTATTGGCATAGTTTGAGACATTACTTCACAACACATCTTGCCAAACTCGGACTACCCGATAATGTTATCCAAGATATCGTCGGATGGGAGTCTGCCGACATGGTTCGTGTCTATAAAGACCTGAGCGCCGAGGAACAAATCTCTCAGTATTTCGATGAAAACGGAGAAATTCGTTCTGATGCTCAAAAGTCTCTGGCAGACCTGTAACAGAAAGGACGGTATAAAGGATGGATATTAAAAGGGTCGATTTGATTCAACAGCTTGTGGACAAGCACGGTTATACAAAGAAAGCTGCGACAAGTATCGTTGATGATTTCACTGACATTATTCTTTACAATCTCGGAAACGGAGACACCGTTTCCATCCATAACTTCGGTTGCTTTGACATCTTAGAGCGCAAGGCTCGCAGTTGTCCGAACCCGCAGACTGGCGAAAAAGTCGATGTACCTGCGCATTGGATTCCACGATTCTATCCCGGCAACAAAATGCGCTTGGCTGTCAAGCTGTGGGAAGATAGCACCAAAAGGGGGCTGAGGTAAATGGCTGAGGCTCCAAGACGTAAGAAGCTTGAGAAGACCGTTGATGATTCGATGACCATTCAGACTTCCCAAAAGTTTTACTGTTGCAGATGCGGCACATCATACAGCCGGAAAAAGGGCTACTTCCCAGTGAGTCATAGCCCCATGTATCGTGGCTCTGGCTTTTTGCCAATGTGCAATGATTGCGTTGAGGATATGTACGAACAGTATCGTGCAATGCTCGGCGATGACAAGGCGGCTATGAAGCGTATGTGCATGAAGCTCGACCTTTATTGGAACGAAGACATCTACGCAATGGTTGAACGCACGGCTGGCGTTCACTCTCGGGTTCGCAATTATATCGGAAAGACCAACATCATTCGCTATATTGACAAAACCTTTGACGATACGCTTGATGAAGAGGCGTTGCTTGAACCAGAAGAGGCTCCTACTGCTTCATATATTGCACAGCCGGAAGATATTGCCGAGGTAGACGTTGACCAAGCCCTTGTTGATTTCTGGGGTGCCGGTTATACTCCAGACTTTTACCTTGAGCTGGAGCGCCGCTATAAGGATTGGACTGGCGACAGGCAGGTTGTTGACCCGAGTGAGCGTGCGTTGTACCGACAGATTTGCTTGCTCGAATCCATTATTGCACGCGACAGTGCGCAGGGCAAACCAATTGATAAAAACGTTAACGCGCTTAATTCTCTGCTTGGCAGTATGAACTTGAAACCGGCGCAGAAAAAGAACGATGTAGACGCTGAACTCGACAAGATGCCGCTCGGTGTTGGTATCCAGAAATGGGAGTACAGCAGACCTCTTCCTGAAACGCCAAAGGAAAAGCGCGATATCCGTGGAACGATTAAGAATATCACAACGTGGTATCTTGGTCACGCTTGCAAAATGGTCGGCTTGCGCAACAGTTACTGCAAGATGTACGAAGACGCAATGGATGAGCTTCGTGTTAAACACCCAGAGTACGACGAAGAGGATGACGACTCCTTGTTGAATGATATCTTTGGCAGCCCTCAATCCAGTGGTGATATGTAATGGCATCACCAAATCAAAGCAGACGCTCTCGTGTTATCGAGGGCATGGCGATTTGGGGCAGCTATTACCGCGAGAACATCGACATCTTTGTCGAAGAGTATTTGCAACTTGATTTTCTGAAATGGTTCCAGACTGCTCTTCTTGTAATGATGGACAGGAGCCGAACGTTCCTGTGGATTGCTGCCCGAGGAATGGGTAAATCATTCCTTATCGCCATTTTCGTTGTCATTCGATGCATCTTATACCCCGGCACAAAAGTCGTCATTACATCTGGCACACGCGGTCAGAGTATTAACGTGCTGGAAAAGATTCAAACAGAACTGATGCCTGTATCCCCAAATCTTAGAAATGAGATAGATATGGGCGACACAAAGTTTTCTGGGCAGGACGCAAAAATAATGTTCAAGAACTCCAGTTATATCAAGGTCGTTACAGCTTCAGATAACGCTCGAAGCAACCGTGCGAACATCTTGATTGTGGACGAGTTCAGAATGGTTAAGAAAGATACCATTGACACCGTCTTGAAAAAGTTCCTGACAAGTCGTCGTATGCCTCCATACAGAGATTTGACCCCGGCTGAGCGTAAAGCTGAGTACGCTAAAGAGCCGAACAAATCCTGTTTCTTATCCTCTGCTTACTTCAAAGACCATTGGTCATACAACAAAATGCTGGACACATTTAAGCTGATGCTTGATGATTCTAAGACAGATTTTGTGTGCGGCTTCCCGTATCAACTCTCCATCCAAGAGGGGCTTCTTTTCCCCGAAGACGTTGAAAGCGATATGCTCGAAAGCGACTTTAATGAAATCAAATGGAGCATGGAAATGGAAGCCATGTGGTTTGGTGCAGAGGACGGCTCATTCTTTGATTTTGACTCCATATCAAAGAACCGCCGTATCAGTTACCCGATGCTACCGGATAAGCTGTCCGCACTTCTTGGCAATAGCCAGAAGGTAAAAATTCCACCAAAGCAAAACGGTGAACGCCGTATTTTGTCTGCGGATATTGCTCTGATGAGCAGTAAAAAGCATAATAACGACGCCTCTGCCGTGTTCATCAACCAAATGCTTCCAACCAAAACTGGACGCTTTATGAGCAACATTGTGTACGGTGACACCTTTGAGGGTATGCACACCGAAGACCAAGCTTTGGTGATACGCAAATTGTACGATGAGTATTCTTGCGATTACATTGTGCTTGACTGTACAGGTCTTGGTCTTGGTGTTTACGACGCTCTCGTCCGAGACATGGTTGACCCAGACACTGGAGAAGTTTACCCCGCATTGTCCTGTTGCAACAATCAGGAAATGGCTGACAGATGCACGACTAAAGGTGCCGACAAGGTCATTTGGGCAATCAAGGGTTCTCCAATATTGAACTCTGAATGCGCGGTGCTTTTGCGTGAGGGCTTCCGTAGTAGCAAAATCCGGTTACTCATCACTGAGTATGACGGAGAGGCGCTTCTGTCTGACATTAAGGGGTACAACTCCCTTTCACCGCTGGAAAAGGTGATGCTTCAGAAGCCATATGTACACACGACCTTGTTGATTGATGAGCTTGTCAAGCTCCAACACGAGGAGTCCGGTGGTCGTGTTCGAGTCTATGAAAAGTCTGGGATGCGCAAAGACCGTTATTCCAGCTTGAGCTATAACTACTATGTTGCCCTACAGCTTGAAAGCAAATATGGGCGCACAAAAACGGCAGACTTTAATGCGAATGATATATTCATGTTTAAGCCTCCGAAACTCAAATAAGAAAGGTAGGTGATATCTGAGTGGGCAAACAAACCAAGAAAACTAATGTTGATGGGATGATTGGTATTTCTCAGCGATTTGCAGTTTTGAATCGTCTTATCACGAGAGATATGAACAACAACACCAGTGCTCCGACGTTCTCGTTGTATTCCAAGGACAATATTACGGAGTACCTTACAAACCCGTACACATATGAGAAGCAACTGCGTAAGGCTGTTACATACATTTATGGCGCAAGTTCGCATTTCCGCAGGCTCATCCAGTATTTCACTGGTCTTTCGGATTTCGCATACGTTGTCTCTCCATACCGTATTGACCCAAAGAGCGTAAATGTGAAGTCGGTCAATCGAAACTACCGTAAGGTTTTGAACGCCATGTCAGCTATGAATGTTCGTTCCCAATTCCCCAAAATTCTTACGGTTTGTCTCCGCGAGGACACATTCTATGGAACACTATGGGTAACCAACGACAACATTACAATCCAACAGTTGCCGTCTGATTATTGTGGCATTTCCACAATTGAAGGCAATGTGCTAAATGTAACATTCGACTTCTCATACTTTGATGCGCACAGTCAATATTTGGATTATTACCCAACTGAGTTCCAACAGAAGTACAAGGTCTATCAGTCAAACCGCCGTGCCCGTTGGCAGGAGCTTGATTCACCCACGTCTTTTGCAATCAAATGCAACAACGATATTCTGGATTACTCCATTCCTCCGTTTGCCGGTATTCTTCGTGAGGTCTATGACCTCGAAGACTATAAGCAGCTCAAGCTCACGAAGACAACGCTTGAGAATTATGCCATGCTGGTAATGACGCTCGGCATCAACGAAGATGGCGAATGGCAAATGGACTTGGACAAGGCAAAGGAGTTCTGGCGCAATCTCGATTCGGTTTTACCGGAAGAGATTGGCAGTGTTCTCTCCCCTATGCCCATTAGTAAAATCAGCTTTGAGAAATCAAACACAGGCGATACCGACACTATCTCTGAGGCTGAACAAAATATGTTTACTGCTGCAGGTGTATCTTCTCTTCTGTTTAACAATGATAAAGCATCTGCGAATGCGCTGCTGCTGTCTATCAAGGCTGACCAAGCAATCACGTTTGGAATTGTAAAAAGCATTGAGGATATGGTGAACCGCTTCATTCAGTCTCAGAGCTACGGAAAGAACTTTAAGGTTACGTTCCTTGATTGCAGCCCATTTAACCGTAAAGAGCTTGGCGATATGTATCTCAAAGCTTGTCAATTCGGTCTTCCATTTATCTCAATGTATGCAGCCTCTCAGGGAATGTCCCAAAGTGAAGTTGATTGTATGAGCTTCTTGGAGAACGAGGTTCTTGGGCTTGCGAGTATGTTTAAGCCATTGCAGAGTTCTTCCACATTAAGTGGCTCGTCTGATAGTAATGCTGCTACCGATGAAGGTGGTGCGCCGCAAAAAGATACTGGCGACTTAACCGACTCTGGTGAGCAGACTCGGGAGGACGGTGACGACTGGTGATGGAGAGATTCATCTATGTGGTTGGTGAAGAGGCGCGAGACCGTCTTGTGAATATGGGTTATCGCCTATTAAGAGAGGACAAGGCGAAACATATTTATGTGTTTCTAAACCAAGACAATCAAAAATTTTCGTGTACGGACATTCAATTTGCAATGTCTGACACTTTGACCTTCTAACCCGCACACCTGTGCGGGCTTTATTATGCCCAAAGATAGGTGGTGAACTGTGACATGAGCGAGAGAACCATGAGAATCGTGTTCTCTTCTGGTATCAGCAACTTAGTTGAGAAGAACTCTTCTTTTGATAGCGGCGTCCTTCGTGTTGCTTATACTGGCAAGAATCGCAATAACAGCTTCATCAGCAAGGAAACCTATGAGCGCTGTATCCAGAGCATTTATAACTGTCCAATTGTGTGTAACTACGACAGAGAGACTGACACAATTGGTTCGCACGATATAGAGCTTGTATCCACAGATGACGGTGGCATGAAAATTGTCAACATTACTCAGCCGGTCGGCGTTATCCCAGAGAGCGCCAAGTATTGGTGGGAAGAAATCGAAGACAATTCCGGTGTCCATGAGTATTTGTGTGTAGACGCTTTAATCTGGAAACGCCAAGAGGCGTATAGAAAAATCAAAGATGATGGCATTACAGACGAGTCAATGGAAATCTCCATCAAAGAAGGAGAAATGGTTGACGGGATGTACGTCATCAAACGATTTGAATTCACAGCGTTTTGCCTGCTGGGAACAGCGGAGCCCTGCTTTGAGTCAGCGTCGTTGGAGATGTTCTCATGTGACGGTTTCAAACAACAGCTTGCTGAGATGATGCAGGAATTCAAGGAAGCATTTACTACAGCACAACCCTCGAAAGAGGTTGGCATACACCCACAAAATTATTCGGAAGGAGGAGAAGAGGTATTGGAACAGAAAGTTGCACTGATGGCAGAGTTCGGTCTGACTACCGAGATGCTTGATTTCAATATCGATGATTTCAGCGTTGAAGAACTGCGCGAAAAGTTTGAAGCGCTGAAGACCACTGGTAGTGAGCCTGCCGCAAATGCAGGTAACCCCGAGAGCTTTGCTCTGGAAGGACAGTTCCGCGATGAACTGTTCGGAGCCTTGGAGTCAGAAAAGGTCGAAACCTGCTGGGGAATGGATTCCCACTATTGGTTCTGGGATTACGACAGAGATGCGTCTGAAGTGTACGCGACCGATGTCACGGACTGGAACCTGTATGGATTCCCTTATTCAATGGATGGCGACCATGTCGTTATTGACTTCGCTGGCAAGAAACGGATGAAGCTGTCTCTTGTTCCGTTCGACGAGGGCGGTCAAGCCGACCCTATCAGCGGAATGTTTGCAAAGATTACTGAAAAGTATTCAGCGAACGATACGCAGTGGGCTGAAAAGTACCAGACCGCCTCCGACACGATTTCGTCTATGGAGAACGAGCTTGGCACTTTGCGCCAGTTTAAGACAGATACCGAAGACGCCGCTGCAAAGGGCGAACGGGAAAAGGTCTTCGCTCAGTTCGAAGACTTGGTTGGCGTCGAGGCGTTTGAAAACCTGCGTGAACATTGCACTGAATATGCGGTTGATGTTCTTGAGGAGAAATGCTATGCAATCCGTGGCAGAAACGGAACTGCTGCAAAGTTCTCTGTCGAGCCCAAGAGTCCCAAGCTGGTGGTTGAGAAGACCAGCGTAACGCCGGAGCCCTATGGCGGTGTTTTCACCGAATACGGAATTGCTTCGCGCAATCAACATAATTAAATAACAAACAAGGAGGAGTCGATTTATGGCTTATGCAGTTATTCGTACCGACCTGATGAGCGGTACTAAGCAGCCTGCTGACCTTGTCTCCCTGCGCTTCTATGATGCGTCTGGCAATAAGGCAGAGGTGGAGAACGGCGTTATCGTCAAGCTTCAGGGTTATGAGGATGGCGAACGCGAAGTTATGAAGGCTGTCGCAGCGTCTGCTGGTGACGACCTGAACGATTGTGCAATCGTTGCTGCGCCCGAAGTCATGTATGATGAGCGCAAAAAGAATCTGGATGAATTTATCAATGAGGCTGGTAAAGCTACTCGTGGCTATATCCCTCGTAGCCGCAATGTTTTCTCTGTGACCAAGGAAGGTTTCGTTGGCGGCACCGTCCCCACCAAGGGTGCCGAGGTCGGTATCGGCACTGGTGGCAAGATTGATGCCGCTGGCAAAGGTCTTGGTGTCTGTGCGGATGTTGAGGTCGTTGGTCGTTATACCTATTACGTCATTAAGATTGGTAAGACCGAGGGCGCTTCTGCCACTGTTGGCGGCTAATTTTTGAGAGGAGGTAAAAGCTAATGGCTGAAATGAAAGATATCGTTAAGGTCGCTGTTGATGCCTATCATGGCAATGTTGAACAGTATTCTGTCGGTCAGTCAATGGAGCTCCTGCATAAGGCTCTGATTGATGCCAATGGTGGCAGCACTACCCTTAACTATAAGAATATCCGCGACGGCAAGTGCAGCGGTCTGTTTACGTTGATTGAGGAGGTTCTCTCCCGTACCGTCGTTGAGGGTCTGCAGGGCGATGAGTATTTCAATGCTCTGGTTGATTTCCGCAATGTCGCCGAGGGTGACAAGAACATTTTCGAGGTTGAAGACAGCAATCTCTTTATCGTGTCCGAGGCTGCAGATGGCACGCAGGGCATTCGCCGTCAGCGTCTGAGCGGCATCAGCGAAGTTTCCATTCCGACCTCTCTGAAGGTTGTGAAAATTTACGAAGAGCTCAACCGCGTCCTTTCTGGTCGTGTTGATTTCAACACGTTTATCAGCAAGGTTGCCGAGTCTTTCCGTCAGAAGCTTCTGAATGATGTCTACTCCCTGTGGAGCACCGCTACTGCTGACGACTTCGGTGGTGTTACTTACTTCCCGACCGCAGGCGCGTATGATGAGGAAGAGCTGCTTGACCTGATTGCCCATGTTGAGGCTGCTGCCAACGGCAAGCCTGCAACTATTATCGGCACAAAGAAGGCTGTCCGCAATCTGGCTCCGTCCATTCAGGGTACGGATTCCAAGAGCGACCTGTACAACCTTGGCTACTACGGCAAGTTCTACGGCACTCCGGTTGTCGTGACTCCGCAGCGTCACAAGATTGGTTCTACCGAGTTTACGCTCGCAGATGATATGTTGACCATCATCGCTGGTGATGACAAGCCCATCAAGTGCGTGTACGAAGGTGACCCCATTGTTGTGATGGGCGACCCGCTGTCCAATGGTGACCTGACTCAGGAGTACCTGTATGGCGAGAAGTACGGCATGGGCATTGTGCTGGCTGGCGGTAACGCCGGTATCGGTCGCTATGAGATTGCCTGATAGACCATAAGCAAAATACGCGGGGCTCTTCGTGAGCCCCGCATTATGTATGAAAGGGAGATTTTACAATGGCAAATGAAAACACAAAAACTCGCGGTGGTCAGCAGGCTGCTACACCGACTGAGTTAAAACAGGAAACATCTCGCGCTGCAGAAAAGCGCCCGCTCGTCCCGAAGGATATTGACCCGCATACGATTATCACCGTCCGTAATGGTTTCCAAGGTCGCCTTGTGTACAGAAGCAAAAAGACAGGCGAACGATTCGTCTGGGATTCCTTTGGTGCAGAGCAGGATATGGAGATTGGCGAGCTTCGCAATGCTCGGAATTCAAACAAGAAGTATTTCATCAACAACTGGTTCATGTTCGACGAGCCGTGGATTGTTGATTATATCGGTATGAGCCAATACTACAAGTTTGCAATCGCCATCAGCGATTTCGATAAGCTCTTTGAAAAGCCTATCGCTGAAATCGAGCGTGCCGTTTCCAAACTTTCTGACGGTCAGAAAAAGTCCATCGCATATCGTGCAAAGCAGTTGATTGCCAGTGGCGGCATCGACTCAAATAAGACCATTGCTACTTTGGAGAAATGCCTCGGTGTTGAGCTGGTCGAGCACGACAAGTAAGGAGCGTGATTATAAATGAGCGTTCCATATGATGTGTTCACGGATGCGTTCTTATCGAAAATCACAGAGTACGACTTTGTCAATATGCGTGACTTTGAAAGGAACGGTCTGATTGACGGTTACATGAAACGAGCAATTGCGTCCTTCCGAAAGATTTGCAAGTATGACCTATCCACAACCGGCGATGACATCATTCGAGAGTTTGATGTGGACATCCCCGATGAAGATTTGGATGAGATTGCAGACATCGTTTCTGAAGGTATGCTTGTTCAGTGGATGAAACCTTATACATACAAGCAGGAAAGTCTGGAAAGTGTTTTGAACACGAAAGACTTTACCACCTATTCTCCCGCAGAGTTGCTCATGCGTATCGGCAACGCATATGCAGCCGCTCGAAAAGATTTTACGAATATGATGAGGGAGTATTCGTACAATCACGGGGATTTAACGGACTTGCACTTATGATGATTCAGACCACGGTTGGCGTGCCGATGGACGCTATGGTCTTGAATAATTATTTCCGCACCCTCATCAATCTTTTCTTTAAGATTCTTCCTATCAAGGAAAGCGGAGAAAGTTCATTGGATACCTATATGAGAAGTCTTCAGGCGGAGTTGCTTGGTTGTAAGGAGCTCATTGAGGCAATCCACGAAGACCCATTGTTCCTGTCTTTGATTGCCATCCTGCAATACCTCATCGATAATCCATCTTGCGAAGTTTCGGTGGTAAAGCGTGAGGTGTTCCGTGCAATTTCAATTTGCAATAAATTGAAATCACGATATGCCGTGCCGCAGGAGGTGTCAAAATGAACCCTTGGAACACATACCGTTCCAGAATCAATGCTCACGGCATCACAAAGCGCGACTCTGTTTTGCAGCGAGAACGAGCGTTTTTAAGCGCGAAGCTCCCTGCAAGCCTTTCGTACCAGCAATTGACCGTAAACGGAACTGTACGCAATATGGCTGTCATTAACTCCGACAACCTTAATCTGAAAACACTGTGTACGATGCCCGGAGAAGATTTGCCGCACGGCGGTCTGGTCGAATGGATGGGCAATCACTGGCTGATTACCGAGAAAGATGCCAATAACGAACTGTACACGAAAGGCACAATGAAGCAGTGCAACTATCTGCTTCGTTGGATTGCGGAAGACGACACCGTCGTTGAACGGTGGTGTGTCATTGAGGATGGCACGAAATATCTGACCGGTGAATACGGCGACAACGATTTTATTGTTGTGCGCGGTGATTCACGAATTTCACTAACACTTGCTAAGGACGAGTATTCCATTCAGTTAAATCGCAACAATCGCTTTTTGATTGATGACTATGATTCGAAGAACGTCCTTGCTTATCGTCTCACCAAACCGTTTAAGCTCGGTGGAAGCTATAACGGAGAGGGCGTCCTTAACTTCGTTCTTACGGAGTGCAATACGGAAGACAGCGATAACATCGAACTTCATATTGCAAACTACTATGACCATTTCCCGAAAGAGAAACCGGACGAGCCAGATACTCCGTCCGGTGACAATACGCCAGATGTACCTGATGGAAAGAAGGTGTGGTTCTGATGCAACTGGAAGAGTTTTTCGATTATAAGAACCAACTGATGCATGACCTCTTGACGAACGAGGAAATCGTGCGGCTCCTTGCCGATGACTGCAAACCAGTCAACGATGTTCAAGACCTCGTTTATAAGCAGGTATTTCCATATGAGTACATTCCAGAAACCATTGAGCACGGGCAGACCTTTATCTGCTGCGATGTTGACATCCAAAAGTCTGTAAATAAGACTTTTCTGATTCCGGTTTTATATATCTGGGTCTTTAGCCACAAGAGCAAGCTCAGATTACCAAAAGAAACCGGCGGTGGGATTCGTACTGATAAACTGTGTTCCGAGATTGCAAAGGCTGTTAATGGCAGTCGATACTACGGTCTCGGTGAGTTGGATTTATACGCTGTGAAACGTTTTGCTCCAATCACAGATTATCAGGGGAAAGTCCTCACGTTCCAAGCAAAAGACTTCAATCGGACATTACCGACCGGCAAGCCAGTTCCCTCCAACAGGAAAAATGGATAATGCCGACACGTCATTTACTGTATCAAAAAGACTACCCAATAAATGACTATATTCGGGTTATGATTCCGACTGTTGGTGAAGTATTGGAAAACGAGGACAACTACTACAGCATGGTGTCAATGCTCACTGCTATGCCCATAGATATGATGGTACAGCTTGATGATATCGGGATTGATTTCACAACCATTAACGAGTGGGAGCTTTTTCTCCTCTTGTTTAACTCCTTAAAAGAACAGGACACCTCACTAATTTTTGGAGACTTTGACCTAAAGCCATTCCAACCTGCAATCAATCCGCAAAACGGAAATGTGATTCTGGTTAACAAGGCAACCGGTGTACGAATCGACCGTGCTCTGCATGGGCAGATTGCAGTGGCTCTTAGGAAAATCCACCACCTTGAAAAGGATAATCGCAAGCCAGCAAACGGCGAAGCGAGAGAATATATGATTGAGCGTATGCGAAAGAAGCTGCGTCGTAGGGGTATGCGAACAACCGATTCTCAGCTTGAAGAGTTGATTGTCGCCCTTGTTAACACAGAACAGTACCACTATGGATTTGAGGGGACACGAGAACTCTCTATCTATCAGTTCAATGAGAGCGTGCGCCAAGTAATCAAGAAAATTGACTATGACAACAAGATGCACGGCATCTATGCTGGCACGGTCAGCGCGAAAGACCTAAGCCAAGATGATTTGAATTGGCTAACTCACAAATAGGAGGAATGTCTAAATGAATATCAATGATATCACCATCACCAGCCTTGAGACTATCAATGCATTTGACATCGTGACTGGTGCATTCAAGTTCACTCTGGACGAGCTGCAGAATGCAACTATCGCTCAGACTCAGGAAAAGACCGACATCACCGGTAAGCAGGGTCGCAAGCTGAACTCTCTGAAGAAGAATAAGGCTGTCACCATCAGCGGCACCAATGGTCTGGTTTCTGGCGGTCTGCTCGAAATGCAGGTCGGCAGCGAGTTTGAGAACAAGAAGACCACGGTTAAGTGGCACGATTATCTCACCGTTAGCGGCAATGCTGCGTCTACTGCTTACAAAGCCGTTGGTACGACCGGAAATGAAGTCGAGTCTGTTTATGTCAAGAACAGCGACGGTACTCTCGGTAAGACTTTGACTCAGGGCGCAGAAGTTGCTGAAGGTGTTTTCACCTACAATCCTCAGACGAAGGCACTTGCCTTTAATGATGGAGAAATCGCAGACAACACAGAGATTGTCGTGTACTATATGCGCCAGATTCAGGCTGACGTTCTGGAAAACCTGAGCGACCACTATTCTGGCAAGTGCGCTTTGTACATTGATGCCTTTGCCGAGGATAAGTGCGCGAATGTGTACCGCATCCAGTTCTACATCCCCAAGGCTGACTTCAATGGCGAGTTCAGCTTTGAGATGGGCGACAACCAGACTGTCCATGCGTTTGAGGCTGAGTCTCTGTCCGGTGCTTGCGGCACCAGCGGCGCTCTGTGGACTTACACCATCTTTGGTTCCAACGCTGAGGATGTTGCCTAAAGAAAGTAGGTGGTAAACATGGCAACTGCGGTCAAGAGATGTCGCGTTTGTGGTAAGGAGTATGAAGCCTGCCGCAGCGCAAATAGAGCCGCAGGCGTGTTCCGGTGGCAAGAGGTAGCGTGTTCTCCCGAGTGTGGAAGTATTTATCTCCAGCAGATAAATGAATCCAGAGGCATTGTTGATGCGCGGAAGAAGAACAAGCATAAAAAGCCTGTTGTTTCCGAACCTGTTGTTTCTGAGCTTCAGGTCGCAGAAGAGATTCTGTCGGATGAGGCGCCTGCTGAAATCGAATAAGCAAAATGGGAGGGTAGAGTAATCTGCCCTCCCTTTCTCTGTTAGGAGGCGCTATGGAGCGGAGCAAGTTTAACGTAGATAAAGATAAAGAAAAACGAACTTACAACAATATCGTATTCGACAGCCAGCTTGAAATGAAATACTACAGGGATGTACTTTGTCCCGCAGTGGAAAGCGGCGAAGTAACTTATTTTGAGTTACAGAAAAAATATGAGCTGCAACCGAAGTACACTCACAATGGCAAGACGGTCTTGCCAATCATTTATGTTGCTGATTTTTATATGGAATATGCCGATGGGCACATTGAAGTAGTAGACACGAAGGGGTGCCCTGATAGTGTGGCAAAGCTAAAACGAAAACTGTTTTGGTACATATACCCAGACATTGACTATAAGTGGATTACTTATGTTCAAAAGTGGGGCGGTTGGCTTGAGTACGAAGTAGTAAAAGAATTGCGCAAAGAAGCAAAGCGCAGCAAGAACAAAAAGGAGGAACCCGATAATGGCTAAGTCGGAAAAGAAAATTTCAATCGCATCTTTGGACAAGGTGCTCAAAGAACAAGCAGTGGATATTGCAACAGAACAGTGGTTTGGTAATGAGGTGAAAATTAAGCACACACTCTCTTTCTCGGAGGCGCTGGCATTTGTTGACGATGTGGTGTCAAGCTGCTTTCATACGACTGGTGGTTATATGCCAGAGTTGCAGGAGTTCGTTGTAAAGAGCAACATCTTGACTCGCTACGCCAACTTCAACCTTCCCGATAATTTAGAGCACCGCTATTCTTTGCTCTATAACACGGATGCAGTTGACGTTGTGATTCGGCACATCAACCAGAAACAGCTCGACGATATTCTGGAATCCATCTCTGAAAAGATTAGCTATCTGTGTGAGAGCAATATTGCTGCTATTGAGCGTCAGATGAATGAGGTTGTTTCTGCGTTTACTGAGCTGCAGAAAAAGACCGAGGCTATGTTTGCCAACATTACGCCAGACGATATCTCGAAGCTGACATCCGCTATGGCAGATGGTCAATTCAGCGAAGAGCGTCTTGTCAAGGCATATACGAATCAGATGAAGGGTGATGCCGATGAGTCTGTCGAGCAAACTGAACGCATGGATTAAGTCCCCACAAGGGCAATCTCGCCTCCAAAACAAGTTGGAAGAATATAATCGGAACGGTGTTAAGAAAACTGCCGCAGGCGATTCGGTTATACCTGAGACACGCATATATGAAGCCGCAGCAAAGTTTATCCAAGTTCTTCAAATGACAGCAAAGAGCTACGACCTACCGGATTCGGTTATGAAGCACATTGAAGGAATGAGTAGTAGCGGAACTATAATTCAGACTGAAGAAGGTTTCGAAATTCCTCTATACTTTGAGGGTGATTTGCATCGTGACTCTCTCGACAATGATTTGGGGTACGAAGGCATCAACAACATCGTTGCCCTTTTCAATAACGGATACCATGCGCAAAACTATGTATATGGTTGGTGGGACAACCATTCACCATCTGGTGCGGCAATTGGACACTCGCTGTACAACGATAACTATGCGTGGGTGCGAAGCAAAAAAGAACGAGATGCACTGAAGTTTATTCAACAGGCAATCAGCGACTTTAACGGGAACTATGGTTCCGAATACAATATTACTGCCGTAATTGCGGCAGATATATATGAACAATAATTTTGAAAGGCTTGGCTTTATGCCAAGCCTTTTCTTCATAAAGGACGGTGATGAACGATGGCAATGGACGCAGATGTACGGTTACTAATTGGAGTTGCCCGTGGCGGTGCAGATGGTGACAGCGAAGCTCTTATCCGCAAAGAACTCAACGAAATCATGGGTAAAATCAAGCTCGAAGCCAAACTGGATAGTAAATCATTCGGTGAGCAAATCCGCAAACAGCTTGATGCAATTAGTAAGAACGGCAAATTTTATGTCAACTTGTCAAAGATTAACATCGGTGCCGGTGCCATTGCTGATTTTAGACGCCAGCTAAACACCGTCATCAATACTCTCAACCTTGATAAAGGGACAAGCATTACGCTGACTGCAGAAGGTATTGGAGAGGTTAAGAGTAAGATAAAAGAAACCGCAACAGTAACAGATGAAGCCGCCAGAAAGATGGCGGAGTTCAACGTTCAGATTGCTGCAATGAAAAAGCAATCCAAGAACATTGATACTGGTCTTGGGTCTTTGAGCAAGGGAGCAACTGCAGAAGAGGCTGCTCAGGTTACTGCACTGCTTGAGAGATATAAGGCGTGGCAGGTTGAGTTTGAGACACTTCGTCTCCAAGGTGTCGATGGTAGCAATGAGCGCCGAAAGGCGCTTGAAGATGAAGCGGCTGCAATCCTTGTAAACATCCAACGAATCAATGAAGAACGAGAGGCTGCTGCCGAAGCAGCGCAGGCAAAGGTTCAAGCAGAACGTGAAGCAAAGGCTGCGGATGATGCAACAGTAACGGCTGAAAACAGGAAAAACGCCGCTATGAAACAGGGTGTTATGCTTCTTACGCAAATGCAAAAAGCGGAGCAGGATTGGACTGCTGCGCAAAGCGGACGGAGCAGCGAACACTATAATAACATTCGGCAGGGTACCGTGTACCTGCAAGAATATCTTGGTCAGCTTGAGCGTGGAGAAATTTCTGTTGATGAATTCCAACGCAGGCTTGCTGGTTTGCGGACATCTTTTGCTGAGTCATCAAATGCCATTAAGAGTGCCGGTGAAAATACTAAGACACTGAGCGAGCGTGTTGGTGGTCTTGCTGCCAAGTTTACGTCATGGCTTACTGTTTCTCAGATTGTTATGAAACTCTATTCTTCCTTAAAGAAGATGGTTTCTGCTGTTATTGACATTGATACAGCGATGACTGAGCTGAAGAAAGTCACAGATGAAACGAGCACCGTATATGCTAAATATCTCGATGATGCATCTGTTCGTGCGAAAAAGCTCGGTGCAACAATTGCTGATACAGTTACAGCGTCTGCTGATTTTGCTCGCCTTGGCTATACACTGGACGAAGCTGCACAATTAGCTGACGCGGCATTGGTGTATAAAAACGTTGGCGATGGCATTGAGGATGTTAGCCAAGCATCCGAAAGTATTATTTCAACAATGAAGGCATTTGGCATTGAGGCTGAAAATGCTATAAGCATTGTTGATAAATTCAACGAGGTCGGTAACAATTTTGCCATTTCCTCAGAGGGCGTTGGCGAGGCGTTGCGGCGTTCAGCCTCTGCGCTTGCTGCCGGTAATAATACTCTGGACGAGAGTATCGCTCTCATTACTGCTGCGAACAGTGTTGTTCAAGATGCTGACGTTGTCGGTACGACAATGAAGACGGTCTCCATGTACCTCCGCGCAGCAAAGACCGAGGCAGAAGAAGCTGGAGAGAGTACGGAGGGTATGGCGAATAGCGTGTCAGAGCTCCGCGAGGAACTTCTGGCGCTCACAAATGGTAAGGTCGATATTCAGATTGACGAGAACACTTTCAAATCTACTTATCAGATTATGAAAGAGTTGGCGGATGTCTGGGGCGAGCTTACCGATATCACACAAGCAAATATTTTGGAACAGATTGGTGGCAAACGAAACGCCAACGTTGTTTCATCAATGCTTGAGAACTTCAACGTAGCTGAAGATGTCGTTAAAACAGCGGCAAATTCTGCTGGCTCTGCGTTGAAAGAAAACGAAAAATATCTTGACAGCATCAACGGTAAGATTGCTGAATTCAAGGCAACGTTTGAAGAGCTGTCTATGACCCTCATTGACTCTGATTTTGTAAAGCAGGTCATCGAGTTTGGTACTGGGCTGCTTGATGTACTTAATGTGCTGGCAAAGGTGATTGATAAAGTTGGTGGATTGAATACCGTTTTGTATGTTACAGTCGGTATCCTTGCCACGATTAAAGCTGATGCCATAAAGACTTTCCTTGTTACAACAATCCCCAGTGCACTGGCGAAGGTGACTTCCGCCGTTTCAACCTTTGTTACTGGGTTTAAGCAACTCCCGGCTGTTATCAAGGCGATGAATAGTCAGACTGCGCTTGCAATCCCCGGAACGTCTCGCCTATCTGTCGCGCTAAAAACACTTGGCATTTCAGCGTCTACTGCTCAGATTGCGGTCGCTGGTATTGCCGCAGCCATAGGCGCAATTCTTTTAATCAAAAACGCTATCGAGGATGCTCGTACCAAGCGGATTGAAGAAGCTGCGTCTACAATCGCAAGCACAGAAGCGACCATTGAAAATGCAGATGCAGTGAAGGCTGCATATATTGAGTACGAGAAGTACGCAAATCGCACAGACCTTACTGAAAGCGAAGAAGCATCCTTTAAGACCGCCCTTGACAAGGTAACCAGTGCTCTTGGAGATAAAGCTGTTGCGTTGGAGGGTTTGACGCAGGGCACCAAAGATTATACCGAGGCATTAGATGGTGCCATTAAGAAAGAACTTGAAGAGGCTCAACTTGCAGCAAAAGAAAAACGTGTGGCTGCTGAGAAGAAACTTCAAAGTGAAACTTGGTCTGGTTGGGATGGTTCCAAAATTTCTTATAACATCCAAGATGCGTGGACGGATGAGGAATATGTTAAAGCAAAAGAAGCTGCGCAGAAGATTGCCAGTGACTATTTGCGTGAAAAGGTTTCGTCTGTTGGTCATGGTTTAGCTGCAACAGAGTTGGTGTTAGAACCGGTTGATTGGAATGTTGACCATTCTAACATGGATGCCGTTGTTGACTACTATTATACGCTGCTTGACCTCAAGGCAGAGTTGCTCCGGCAAGACTTAACTGGCAATGAAATCTATGATGCAGTAATTGAAAAGACCGGATTGCTCAAAGATTCTGTTGATACATATGTCCAATCCATCTATGACGAGACATCAGCGACCTACGTTCTTCAGAATGGTATCCCGACAACGGTTGAAGAGCTTGAAAAGTTTAGAACATATCTTAATCAAACGATTGGTGATATGTTCAACTTTGACGATGGAAGCGATTCGTTGTCCGACCTTATCAATGGTTGGCTCTCGGATAGTGGTTTCTCTGACCTCTTAGCGCAAGCGGCAGAAACCGCTGCATCGGAAGACCCATTTACTCCATATACAGCAAAGCTCGAAAAATTAACTGACACGGTATCAACACTAAAAGCCGCCTATGACGCATTAGATGCAGCTCAGGCAGATATGGCTACTGGTGCAGGTTTGTCAACTGACACTGTCGAGGCACTTGCCTCTGCCAACGATGACTACCTCAGCTATCTGTATGAGGAAAACGGTGTTATTAAACTTAACACTGAGGCTTGGATGGAAAACGCCAATGCCAAGATGCAAGAACAGATGGCTGAAATTGAGAAGGAGACTGAATCCCTCAAGGAGCAAAACGCTGCCCTTGGAGAGAAGAATCGCCTTCTTGACGAACAGGCAAAGAGCGGCGAAGATTACTATGACCAGTACGGCAGCGATGGTGGCGCTGGTACGGAGCGGTTAAATGCTGCTCGTGAATACCGTGCGGAAATCGAAGAGAATAACCGTGTAATCGAAGAGAACAACCTAAAGATTGCTGAAAACCAAGGAAAGCTTGCGATTTATAGCAGCTTGTACGGCAGCATTACTGGTGACCTCGATGCTTACACGAGTGCGCTGAACAACTTCTCTCGGATTTCTAACACAATCAACTCCGTTTCTGACTCTTTCCAAACTCTCGCTAATTTGCAGAATCAGGTTGCCGACGGCTTCACAATGTCTTTGGACAAGGCACTTGAGTTTGCGTCTGTATATCCTGAAATTCTGAACAATGCCACCGTCGCGGCAGACGGGCAGCTCACGTTAAACGCAGATGTCGTCAACTCGTTCATTACTGGCAAAAAGGCTGAACTGGATGCTCAGATTGACAGTCAGATTACGCAGCTCGAAGCGGATAAGGCTGTCCTGACAGCAAAGATGGAAAGTGCGCAAGCACAACTTGAGCTTGCCAAAAACGTAGGCGATGGCGAAGGTCAGATTGCCAAAGAAGTAGCAGAGTATCGAATCAATACTGGTAACGCTTTGACGGCAGCGCTTATTGAAATGGGCGTTGAGGAGTCAAAAGCGTATGCTCTTGCTGCTGCGGCTATGGCTGGTAATGAAGAAGAATTTGCCCGCGTTGCAAAAGAGTGTTTTGAGAACATGGATGACAATGCTGCCAAAGCAGCATATAACATGGCACACTCCATTTTTGTTAATGCAAGCAATTCTTGCAATAGCATTTCTGAAATTGCTGCGCAGGCGCATGAAACAGCTCAGGCTATTGCTGCTATGGGAAGCGGTGAAGTCGCTGGTAGCAGCTCCAGTATCTTCGGTGGAACAGACGGAACCCAAACAGGCGGTCTCAGTCTTGACCTGTACAAAGGCAATTTCAAGGGGACGGATTATAACTATGAAGCAACGTCTGTTAGCTTGGACGATTATGTGTCACAGCTTGAATTAGATATTTCCTCCTATGAAAAAGCAATTGCTCAAATTGACGGTCAGATTGCTGCGCTCCAAGCGCTGAAAAACGCCCCGCTCAAGAGCTTTGAAAGCAGCTCGGGCAGCAGTGGTAGCGGTGGTTCCAGCAAAGAGGTCGAAGAATATCTTGCTGACATTGACGAGTATTACGAAGCAATGAAGCGACTGGAGTCTATCCAGCAGCGTCTTGCCAAGTTACAGTCTCAGATTGAGTATGCAGATACAGAAGAAGAGAAGATTGCGCTCACAAAGCAACTTATCAATGTTTACAATGATGAAGCGGATGCGCTTGAAAATCTGAACAGCCTTCGTAGTGAAACCATTGCCAACGGCAAGGCAGAACTCGAAGCCCTTGGATTCAGCGTAAGCTATGACGCTACGACCAACGAGTTCATGGTTCATAACATGGAGCACCTTAACGAGCTTTATGGTGCTACTCAGGAAGAGACTAACGAACTCAGGAAGAAAACCGAAGAGCTCATCGATACGATGGAGTCTCTCAATGACTCAAACCAAGAGGGAGCTTCCTCTCTCCGCACGTTAAAGGCTGACATCAAATCTGCAAAGCAATCTATTATTGATTACTTAAAGCAGATTGTTACTGCTGCAAGCGATGTTGTCGATGCATACCAAAATGTGTATGAGACGCTCCATAATGCAGCCGATGAATATGCCGCAAACGGATATATCACGATTGATACCCTGCAGTCTATTATCGAATTGGGTGCGCAGTATATGCAATACCTCATGGATGAAAACGGGTTGCTGGTTATCAACGAAGAGAACATCAATAAGGTGCTTGCTGCAAAGACGCAAGAATTAGCTCTCAATCAGGCTATGACCTATGTTGAGCGTCTCCGTCTTGCGTTGCAGGAGAACTCCATTGAAGACCTGAACAACCTTCTGTACGCCACTACAGAGGCTACGAACGCCACTTGGGGATTGGTGTACGCCAACCTCGCCTTGCTTGGACTGGACGATGACCAATATCAAGCTGCGCTCCATAACATCAATGCAATTCGTTCTTTGGCTGATAGTGCCGTTAGTGGTATCGGTCAAACTGCCGGTAAAACGGCAGAGGAACTAAACAACATGAAAGATGGTCTCGATGACATCTTGAAGTATGTTATGGATATGCTCAAGCAACGTATCAACGACCAGATTGATGCGCTTGAGGATATGAAAGATGCCTACGCTGACATTATTTCTTTACGCAAAGAAGCTTTGGAGGCTGCAAAGTCGGAAGCAGATTACCAAGACAAGGTAGCAGAGAAGGTCAAGGCGCTCGCTAAATTGCAGGCTCGTATCAATGCACTTTCCTTAGATGACAGCCGCGATGCACAGGCACAAAAGGCAAAGCTCGAAGAGGAAATGTCTCAGCTCCAGAAAGAGCTTGCTGACACCCAGTCAGATTATGCGGTAGATGCTCAGAAAAGCGCACTTGACAATATGCAGAAAGCGTATGAGGAGCAGAAAAACGCAGAAATCAAAGTGCTTGAGGACAGCATCTCTTCTTATCAGAAGCTGTATGATATGGCTATTGCATATATCCAGTCAAACTGGGGCTCATTATATGATGAGCTAATTGCTTGGAACTATCAATATGGCGATGAACTGAGCAGCACTATCACGACAGCTTGGGAAAACGCCTTAGCTGCCGCACAGAGATATGGAAGCTACGTCAATGCGTTGAATAGCATTGGCGCTGATATCGATGCTGCAAATGGTGCTGGTTCAAATTACATTGTTGGTGAAACGACATATGACAACAGTTCCTCCAATGAGGAAATGATTCATGCTATCATCAAGGAGATGTATGCGAATAGCCAAGCGCACCATACTGCCAGTAAGGAAGAGAAAGCGCGGCTCGACAAGCGCAATCTGACCCTTGGCGCAATGCTCGGTCAGTACGGCGTAAATACTTACCGCCAAAACGGAACGTGGTATGTGGATGGTGGTGCACTTCTTTATGAGAAGTATCGTAAGTACATTTACCACACTGGTGGTATCGCAGGCGACCAGCCGACTCTAAAGCAAAATGAGATTCTCGCCGTCCTCGAAAAGGGTGAGGCGGTTCTCGATGCGAAGAAAGAAGCCGGTCTCTATCGCATTATTGATTTCACTACCGCACTGTCGGACAAGCTTAGCAAGTTGCTCACCCTTACGGACATGAGCCGTATGTTCGGTCAGATGCAAGGTGATGTTACGAAGGCTGCTTCTGCTTTTGCTCCAATCAATAACACACAGATACCCAGCGTATCCTTTGGCGATGTTATCATTTATGGAGCAAATGAAGAAACGGTTGAGAAACATCGTGAAATCAATCGGCAGTTCACCAATGATGTCATCAAACAACTGAATATCAAACGTTAACGGTGCGGAGGGAGCTTCTGTCTCCCTCCCACTGATATTTTATGAAAGGAGATGGATGCGGTAAACCATGTTTAACTGTTATGAGTTTACTTTTGACGGAGAGTCCTCTGCGATGTATGGGCTTATGGTCTATGACATTGGTGGCAGAGGTCAAAGCGATGTGAGCTTTGGTAACAAAGCATCCATCGTCGAAACAAGAACAAACAATCGGATTCAGCCAATTTACTTTGGGACGAATTACCACAGCAAGCCACTTGAATTCAAGTTGGTTTTTGGCGCCGAGCGCGAGCTCGACCGGTATGAGCTTGAGGATATCGCTTATTGGTTGACTGGACGCAGAGAGTACAAGTGGCTTTCCATCGGGCAACAGGATATGGAGCAACTTCAATTTCGCTGCATGGTCACTGAGTTGACCCCCATCTCACATGGATGGTTACCCGTCGCATTTCAGGCGACCATTCAATGCGATTGCCCCTATGCGTATAGCTACCCGTTTGAAAAGCAGTACACGATTTCCGGTGAGACTACCATTCTGTTCCGCAACGAAAGCTCGGTGCGTGAATATCTCAAGCCTGAGATTTCGTTCGCACCTGCATCCAGCACAAGAACTTTGTCTCTTGTAAATCTGAATGATGACAACCGAGAGTTCAAGTTGACTGGCATTCCAAGCGGTGCATCTATTTTCGTCAACAACAGCAACGGCATCATTCAAGAGCTCTCAAGTGGTTACAACCTATACGATGGATTCAATCTCAACTTCTTCCGCTTGGTTCACGGAGACAATAATATCAAAGTAACCGGTGATGGCGTACTGACCATCTCTGGCAGGTTCTTATACAATGTTGCAGGATAAGGAGGTGTTGCGGATTGTATCTTGATTATTCCAAATTGGCGTTTGATAAAAATGGCACGCCCGAAACGCCTACGCTCGTCCTGAAGACGATGCATGAGGAGACTATTGGGGTTATCCCCGGTGTCTATAACCTAAAGCTGTCCGTCAAGTTTGCAGAACCAAGCGAAATGACATTCGATGTTCCTGCCATCCTTGATGGCGAGAAGAACTGGATTTATGACGAGCTTGTTGGATATAAGGTCATCTACACCGAACACTATGGTATCTACGTTGTTATGAACCCGACAACAAGTGCTGATGGTATTTCCGATGTGAAACACGTCCAGTGCTACTCTTTGGAAAAAGTTCTCGACACAAAGAAATTCTTCCTTGAAGACGGCGATGACGGTAGTACATTCAAGTTCTTCAATCAGACAAACCATAACGACCCGGACACTATCATCGGTAGAGTCCTTGAGGTTGCCGATGGCTGGCATATGGGCTATGTTGCTCCGTCTGTTGCCCAGCGCTATCGTACATTCGATGGGTATGACGATTACCTTATGTCCTTCCTGTATGGCGACTGCCAAGACAAGTTCCGCTGTGTGTTCGTGTTTGACCCTTACGAGCGCAGTATCAATGTCTATGACGCCGATATCGAATTAGAGACGCTTCCCATTTATCTGGACTTTGATAATCTGGTTGAGAGCCTTGATATCGAAGAAGTGACCGATGAATTGGTTACTGCAATCAGACCGTATGGCAGTGATGATGTAGATATCCGAGAGGTCAATCCCATCGGCTCCAACTGGATTTACGACCTTAGCTATTTCATTGCGAACGGTGACCTTCCTGATGCCCTTGCTGCAAAGTGGGAAGCATGGCAACGTACTGTCCTCAATCGCCAAACATACTACAAAGGTTTGGTAGCGTTACAGGCATCCGCATCTTCCACGTTACTTGCAACGCAAGCTGCACTCGCGGATTTGAAGGGTGAGCTTGATACGCTTACTGCACAGCAAAGCGTTACGATTCAGGCGCTTGCAATGGAAACCACATCAACCGGTAAGGCTAACCAGCAGAAGTTGCTTGATGAAATCAACCAGAAGATTGCCGCGAAGAAGGCTGAGATTGCTGCAAAAGAAAATGAGATTGTTGCGCTTGAAGCGAACATCAAGCCGTATGCAGAGCAGATTCAAGCTGTTGTCAACGAACTGTCTATCAGTAAGTTTTTTTCAGAAGAAGAGTATGCAATTTTGCGCAAGTACATTATTGAGCAGGATATTACCGAAGACACTTTTGTCGCCACAAGTGTTGATACGACTGTATCTGGTAGTTCCTACTCACTGGTAAACGAAAGAGTTTCCGTAGATGCTTCTTCAATTTCTGAGGTCGATTTGACCAACGAGTTCCAAAAGAAAATGTATGTACTTTCTGGTGGCAACTTTGCTTTCAGTGGAAGCCACAATATCACTGGCGATATTATTCGCGGCACATTGGAGGTTGGTTCAGATAACCAGTATGTGCTGAGTTTGTACGCAGGGTCAATCACTGTCAATACGACAAAGGCTTCAAGCGGCACAATCACGCTTGTCGGTTCGTTGTCATCTTTTTCATCTGACATTAGAGATGTGACCATCGATGAGGTAACTACACGGGAAGGCAGCAAGATTTCGTTTGTCTGCGGCACTGGCTCTATGTATTTGACAGCAAATGTCAGTGATTACCAAAAATACTCTGTGCAGTTAGAACTGTATGACTACGCGCTGGATGTTCTTGCAGATTTGGCTACACCTACATATGAATTTTCGGTAGACTCTGCAAACTTCGTATTTGCCCAAGAATTCGCACCGTTTCGAAACCGCTTGGAGCTGGGCAAGGGCGTGTATCTCAACGTCGGCGGTAAGCAGACAATCACGCCATATATCATCGAGTTTGAGTTAGATTTTGAAAAGCACAGCAATTTCTCGGTTGTCTTCTCAAATCGTTTTAAGCGAAAAGACTATGTCAATACATTGAAAGATATGGTAGAGACCAGCTACTCTACCAGCCGCAGCTTCGATGCCAACAAGTATTTGTATAATCAGGCTGCAAATCAAGCTGCGTCAGTCTCGAAGTTTATGAAGAGCTCATTGGATGCGGCAGTCAATACAATTATTGCCGCCAAGAACCAAAGTGTTGTTATCAACGGTAGTGGTATCCATGTCGGAGGTGATTCCAAGTATCAGCTTCGCATTGTAGATAGCATGATTGCTATGACCGACGATAACTGGGCGACCGCAAAGCTTGCTATTGGTCTGTTTGCGTCCGACGAGGTTGGAACGTACTTTGGTGTGAACGCAGAGGTTATCGGCGGTAAGCTTATTGTTGGTAACAATCTTGTTATTGAGAATGAGACCGACGACGGTGTCATGCAGTTCAAGGTGGACTCAAGTGGCGCATGGTTGAATAACTCCACATTTGTTCTCCAAAAGGACAATGGCGGCAAGATTCTCATTGACCCTATGTATGGTATTGCTGCAGGCACAGGTGACCTGTACTCCGTAGATGGCACAACTGTTTATCCGTCATTTATTAGCTTTGGTCGCAGTCGTGATAACATTCTGTTCGACGATGACGGGATGCCTCAGAATGCAAATTTCTATCTCGATATCGATGATGGCAGCGTCTATATCCGTGGTAAGGTTTCTGCTACTTCCGGTAAAATCGGTGGTTTCACTATTGAAGACGACTACCTCCACGCTGGTAGTGGAAGTGACTATATCGCTCTGAACGGTTCTGGCACAAATGCTAACTCCGCCTATGCAATGTGGGCTGGTGCAGCCGCTCCCGCATCTGCGAAATTCTGGGTAAAAAAGAATGGCGATATGTATGCAAAGAGTGGTACGTTTCAAGGTGTCGTGTCTGGCGCATCGTTCAAGGACAAGTCTGGCAATTCCATGATGAATAGCAACTATGAGTTCACCGCTGGATACCTCAATCTCAATGGACTGAATGTTGGAAATGGCAATTTTACAGTCGATGCCAGTGGCAATGTTTCTGTTCGAGGTAGCATCACAATGGCTGCTGGTTCATCAATCAACTGGGCTTCTGTCACAGAATCAAACGTTGGAAATAGCAGCTCATATCAGAGAGCTAATACCGCCTACAACCTTGCAAGCACCGCGAACTCAAATGCAGGTGATGCATACAACTTGGCGAACACCGCTTTGCAGGCTGCCTACGACAATGCATTGAGCGACAGAGATATCTTCAATATGCTTACTAACGGAAGCACGCGGTTTGGCATTTTTAGCGATTCAACATCGAACAGGCTATATATCAATGCAAATTACATCCGCTCTGGTACTATTGATGCTGATATTATAACTCTCGGCAGTGATTGGGGTGGCTTCAAGTGTGCACTTGGTTCTGACGGTACTGGTCTGTACACCTATGGTGCTAAAATGTATGGGTCTAATGAGGAGTTTTATTTTATCGCTACAAATGCTGGTGTCCGTATGCAATCCGATGGTGAATCATTTGTTGTCACAAGTACCCGTATTGTTGCAAGTACGGATATAGACACCTCTTCGGACAGGCGATTGAAAAACAATATCTCGTCCGACTTAGACAGGTACATCCCATTTTTTATGCGTTTGCAGCCGAGCGTCTATCGGTTTAATTCTGGTCGAAGTGGTAGGTTCCATACTGGCTTTATCGCGCAAGAAGTAGAAGACGCATTGCGTGATAGTGGTCTTAGTACGCAGGATTTTGCTGGATTAGTAAAGTGCTCCGGGCTGAATGATGCACATTCAAAATATACAGACGAGTATTCCCTACGCTATGCAGAATTCATTTCCCTGAACACTTACATGATTCAGCGATTGTACCGGCGTATTGACGAACTCGAACAGAAACTTCAAGCAATTGAAGCATAATAACTCCACGATTGAAAAGCACCCGAAGGCTTTTGTAAGGAGTGGCACATCCTATGGTGTTCCGCTCCCGATTTTATTTACCCAAAAGATATAAAGGAGAGCCATATGAAAGACGAGATTATGAATCGACTTGCCGCTGTTCTGAATGCGTTGAACGCAGTTAGTGTAAACGGCAAACAAAACCTTGCAAATCTGAGTGGCAGCATTGCTGTTATCGAGGAGGTTGCCGCTATGCTGGGTGAAGCTTCTATCGAAAAGGCTTCCGCAGCAGATGGCGAAAAGAAAAAGTAAAGGTGGTGAACCTATATGCCCTGTGATTACAGCCCATATACGTTACCGACCATTGACTTCGTAGCTGGAGAGACGCAGGACTTTGCGTTCTACACCTACTTCTATAAGAGCCACCAGCCGTTTGCGCTGAGTGGGTGTACGGCAAACTTCTCTATTGTTAGCTTTACCAACAAGACAGGTGTACCGATTCTTACGAAGCCAATGGAATCACATTTTAACGATGATGTCACCGCAGAAAATGTGTTGGCGGTCACATTAGACCCGTTGGACACGGTAGATTTGTGTGGTAAGTACATCTATCAAATCACTATCAAAGATATTAACGGCAATATCGAGATTCCAAAACAAGGCATCTTATTTATTACCAATAATATCAACAAGAGTTTCATCAGGCAATAAACCGGGGCGTATGCACCCGGCTTTTATTATGCCCATTTTTAGAGGAGGACAGATTCTATGAATACAACCTACTTTCTGAATTGTGCGGCAGGCAATATTTTCAACACGAAAACGTCTCCTGCTCTGCCAAAGACCTATTACATTGGCTTGAGCACCAGCGCCCCTGCTATCAATGGTACTGGTGTAAACGAGCCGTCCACAGATGCTGGCTATGCTCGTGTTAAGTTGAGTTCCCTTGGTGAGCCGGTTGACGGCGTTGTCACCAACAGTCAGGCTATTAACTTCAATGAATCAACTGCGAGCTGGGGCACGATTACCCATTTCGTTATTTACGATTCCGCCACTGTTGGCGAGGGCAATCTCCTGATGTATGGTACGCTCTCTACACCGCGTAGCGTTGAGACTGCAACCATTATGACCATCAAGGAAGGCTACCTGTCTCTGTCTGCTCAGAACCCCACCTGATAAGGAGTTGAGTCGCATATGGCAAAAGAGTTTGATATTTACCTAAACAAACGACTTACTGAATGCGACATTATCGTCTACTCCATTCCATTCCGTGATGGATTGACCGCGACGAACCGTATGATTTTGGAGAGTTGCCTTGAGAGCTATACCCTCCAGAAGTTCATCGCTGTTGAAACTGGCTCCGAGCTGGTCTCGCATATCGACAAGATGATTAAGACCTGTAATGAGCGGCTGCACATGGCATCAACTTGGGGCATCGATTTGGAGTTCCAAACGCACTATGTTCTCAATCCTGTCCCAACCGTCATTGAGATTGCTCCAAACGATGATTTGCAAACGCTTCGGAATATGTTTATGAGCGTTGAAGACAAGCTGCAAATCACCGCCGCATCTATAGATGCTATGGTTGCCAAGTCGTTGGGCGAAGGCGGTTCGAGAATGAACATTGACGCTGAAGTGCGCCAGTCTCTCAAGAATAGTCTTCTCCGCCCTGCGGCGGCACTTCCAGTTGACACCAAGGTGCGCCAGATTTCAGAACAAAATTTCCTGACCATTGATGCTCCGGTCGAACCGAGTGCGGAAATCGTTGACCTTTGCTACCGTTTCTATACTGCGGCGGGGACAGCTATGCAGATTGCCGCCGCTGTCATTGAAACAGAGATTCATTTTTCTCTCGGTAGCGGCGAATCTGGAATTGAGCTCTCCGCAAGTGCAGATGGAACGGCAAAAAAGTATGAGGCAATACAGAGTACAGTCGAAATCCTTGCTGGCATCACGGAGAAAATCACACAATTTATGGCACCGGAAAAGGGTGGCATTTTGTTGTCAGCAGCAGCCACGCCAATCTTGAAGCGGCATAGACTGCTCAACGAAATGGACGCAGATACGCTGCTGACTTATGACGATATGGCGCTGGAAGACATCGACTACATTATCCTATAAAGAACGGAGGTGACGCGAGTGATTTATATCAAGCTGGATGACAGTATGAACCTCGTTATCACTGTGAATGAACCGATTTATAGGGGCGACAACTTGAATCAGAAAATCATCTACCTGATTCCGTTGCAGGTCGGCGAAATCGATATGCTGACTGCGACCCCTTATTTGAGCTACATCCGTGCAGACGGTGTAGCTGACATCGTGCGGCTGGAACGCCAAAGCGAGAAATACAAAGAAGCCTATTACCAATATGTATTTCCGGTTTCTTGCCGACTGACAAAGTTCCCCGGAGAAGTTTGCTCATGGCTTCAAATCTTCTCGGGCACGCCGTCTAACCCGACCATCGCAAAGAGTGGCGAGTGTCTGCTTTATGTCGAGGAATCCAAGAACATGGACGACTATATCTGCGACCATCAGCTTTCGGCTATTTACGAGATGCAGAAGAAGACAGAGGACACGGAGAGCAATATGGACGCCATCCAAGAGGAGATTGACAAGCTCGTTAAAGGTGATGACGTTATCCATTTTACAAGCAATAGCGGCAACGACCCAGTGGACGAAGATGCCGTGATTCAATTCTGATTGACGGAGGTGATATGAGATGGGCGTGAGAGTCGCTTACGGAAAGAAAGGTAGAATTTCCGCTGCAATTGCTTCCGGTACTATCCCGAGAGATAGTCTGATTATCACCAGCGACAGCAAAGAGTCCGAACTGTATTTCTACGATGCGAATGGTGAGATGAAAAATATCTCCGAGCGCAAACAGTTTGAGACGTTAACCGAGGCGCAAGCGTGGGTCAAGACCTACGATTGTGCTGGACACATTATTTCAGTGCATAACGGTTCTGATTGGGTTCCGTATATCGTTTCTGCTGACGGGAAATTGTCTCCCGTTAATGCAGGCGACATTAGCGTTGGCGATGTCAAAGTGATTGATGGAGGCACTGCGAACGGTATCCAATGAAACCATTCTGCAAAAATATTTTGAAGGAGGAAAGTTATGCCCAATACTACGATGAAAACCCAAATCCAAGTTCGGCGTGACACAACGGCAAATTGGCTTGCTAACAAAGACGTTGTACCTGCCGCTGGTGAGCCTTGCTTTGACTTGGAGCTTGGTACTCTCAAGATTGGTGATGGCGTTACCACTTATGAGAACCTGAAGGCTATCAGTGGAGCAAGTGCTGCCCATTATGAAGGCGTGAAGGCAGAGGGCGAAAGTGACAACGATGTCATTACTCGCGTTCTGACTGCGGCTGGCGTTACCGCTGAGAAAGATGACATCTTTGTTGTCAAATCTCTGATTGCCGATGGCAAGTATTCTTACACTGCCTATGTCTACGATGGCTCTGTGTGGGCTGCGATGGATGGAAACTACAGCGCCGAGAATGTTTACTTTGCCGATGACCTGACGTACACTGCTGCCATTGGTGTTCTGACCGTTCCGAGCTCTGGCTCTGGTACGATTGCCGCATCTGGCAAGAATGTTAAGGATGTTCTCGCGTCCATTCTGGCGAAGGAAAAGAATCCGACAGCAACACAACCCGCCGTGACAATTACTTGTAAGCAAATTGCAGCGTATGAGGTTGGTTCAAAAGTCACTCCTGCGTACACCGCTTCTCTGAGCGCGGGTAGCTATACATACGGTCCTGCAACTGGTATTACTGCTACCGCTTGGAGTGTAACCGACGGTACTGCTACCAAGGATACTGCCTCCGGTTCGTTCGATGAGCTGACAGTTGGCGACGCTACCAGCTACGCTATTACGGCTACTGCGACTCACGGTGAGGGTGCTGTTCCTGTAACGAACCTCGGTAATGAGTATGCCGCCGGTAAAATTGCTGCCGGTAATAAGAGCAAGGCGACAGGCAAAATCACTGGCTACCGCAACAGCTTCTACGGAACGCTGGAAGCGAAGGATGGCGAAGTGAACTCTGCACTTGTGCGTAGTCTTAGCGGTAAGAGTGGTAAGGCTCTGGCGGCTGGCAACAGCTTCAACCTCGCAATCCCCGTTGGCGCCATTCGCGTTGTGTTCGCGTATCCCGCAACGCTGCGTGATGTTAGCTCCGTGCAGGACGTGAATGGTATGAACGCGGAAGTCAAGACCGCTTTCACCAAGACCGTCGTTTCTGTCGAGGGTGCGAACGGTTATCAGGCAATCGACTATAAGGTGTATGTGATGGATATGGCTAACGCCAACGATACTGCAAACACCTATAAAGTGACAATCTAATATGGAGGTGACGCATAATGGCTGATTTTGGCAAACTGAATTTCGCGGTTTCATTTAATCCGCAAACTGCGTTCCCTCTGGACGCACGTTATTACTTCTCTTCTCTGAGTGCTGCTGAAGCTGCCGCCGCTACCGCTGTTGAAGTCGGTAGTTCGGACGGCACTTATTTTTATGGCGAAAATGTTTGCGTCGTAACGGAATCTTCCGCCGACCTGTACATTATTCAGCCGGACAAGACCCTGAAGGCAGTCGGTTCTGCCGTCCTTGGCGATGGCAAGTCCATCGAGATTGTTGATGGCAAGGTCGCTCTGAAGGGCTTTGGTTCCGCCACCGCAGGTCAGCAGCCTCGCATCAATGCGGCTGGTACTGCTATTGAGTGGTACACACCCGATACCAGCACCGTTTCCGGTCTGGCTGATACCGTCGCTGGTCATACACAGGACATTCAAAACCTCCAGACTGGTAAAGCTGATAAGGCTACCACGCTTGAAGGTTATGGTATCACTGATGCTATGACCGCTACTGCAATCGCGGAGGCAATCAAGACGGCTATCGCCGAGACCGGTCATGCCAGCTTCACGAAGGTTGATGCAGTCCCTGCGGCTTCTGAAGCCAAGGATAATGTTCTCTATCTCGTGATGAATGCCGACACTGGCTTCTACGATATCTACGCAAAGGTAGGTACCGAAGTTGTTCGTCTGGATGATGTGAGTGTAAACCTCGACAATTATTCCACCACAGAGCAGATGAACGAAGCTATTGCTACTGCCATTGCCAACAAAGTTGACAAGGTAGATGGTAAGGGGCTCTCTACCGAGGACTTTACGACTGCGTTGAAGGAAAAGTTGGTTGCTCTGCCAGAGGGCGCAGAAGCCAATTACGTCAAGAGTGTTTCTGACGAGTTCACTGTTTCTGCAGAGGGTAAACTCGAAGTTAAGGAGGTCGCTCCGGCTAAAGTTACTGGTCTCCCTGATGCTCTGGCTGGTAAGGTTGATAAAGTGGCAGGTAAAGGCTTGAGTGCCAACGACTACACCGATGAAGAGAAAGAAAAGCTTGGCGGCGTTGAAGCGGGCGCAAACAAGAACCTCATCGAGATTATCAAGCTGGCTGGTGCCGCGTTGAACATCTCTGAGAAGGCAGTTAACATTCCATTTGCTGGTGATACTGCTGGTGTTGTCACCAGTTCCACCGGAGAGAATAAGGTCGCTGTCGCTGAAGACGGAAGCATGGAGGTCAATAGCCTTAACATGAATAAACTGGTTCAGTCTGATGGTGATACACTGATTCTCGATGGCGGTAATGCCGCTGTTTGATTAAAAACACAATGAGCGGAGCTTTGTGCTCCGCTCTAACTAAAACCACATAAAAAGGACGGTAATCATTTATGGCTACTACAACATTTAATACCCGCATTTCTCTGAAGTATGACACCTACGCACAGTGGGTTGAAAAAGACCCCCAACTGCTTGTCGGTGAAGTCGCCGTTGTTGTCGTTCCGGCTGAGACTGGTGCCGTAGCGAAGGAGCCTGCTGTTCTGTTTAAGGTTGGCGACGGCGCACACAAATTCAGCGAGCTGCAGTTCACTGCTGGTTTGGCTGCTGACGTGTACGACTGGGCAAAAGCAGCTTCCAAGCCCACCTATTCCGCAAACGAGATTGATGGTCTGTCCGACTACATCTCAGGCGAGATTCAGGATACTGATACCCAGTATAAGCTGGAGGTCGATGCGGACAATAGCCGCAAGTTCCACCTGTATTCTCAGGCAAAGGGTACATCTACTTGGAATTTGGTGAGCACAATCACTATTCCTGACGAGACCGTTTATACGCTGGCTGAAGGCACTGCAAATGGTACTGTCAAGTTCAATGGCGAGGACGTGAAGGTTCACGGTCTTGGTACTGCTGCCTATAAAGACGAAGGCGCTTTTGACGCGGCTGGCGCTGCGACTAAGGCGCTGGAAGATGCAAAGACCTACGCAGATGGTAAGGACGCAGCAATTGCGGCAGCGAAGAAGGCTGGCGATGATGCACAAACTGCCGTTGACGCTCTGGGTGAGCGCGTCGGTGCGTTGCCCGAAGGTGCTACTGCTACGACCGTTGTTGGTTACGTCGATGAGAAAATCGGTAAGATTCCTGCTCAGACCGACTATACCGTAACTGTCACTCCTTCTACCCCGGATGGCGTGGCAAAGCGCTACAACATCAAGCAGACGGCTACAAATCTGGATGTGAATATCGATATCCCCAAGGATATGGTTGTTGAGTCCGGTACGGTTGAGACAAAGGCTGAGGCTGGTGTGTGGGGCGAGGCTGGTACATACCTGCATCTGGTTCTTGCCAACGCTACTGAAGACAACATCTACATCAATGTTGGCAGCCTGATTGAGTACGTCACTTCTGGTTCCAAGGTTGGCGACCAGATTGTGATTGATGTCAGCGCCGACCATAAGGTAACTGCTACTCTTACGGAAGGCTCTGTGACTCTGGCACAGCTCCACGCTGATGTGCAGACCGCTATCGGCAAGGCTCATAGCCATACGAATAAGGCTGAGCTGGACAAGATTGTTACTGGCGATAAGGCAAAGTGGGACGCTGCTGAACAGAAGGCTCACGAGCATGGGAATAAGACTATCCTCGACGCTATCTCTCAGGATAAGGTCGATGCGTGGGACGGCGCTGTTACTAAGCAGCATGAGCACGCAAACAAGACTGTGCTTGACGGCATCTCCGCCGAGAAGGTTGCGGATTGGGACAGCAAGGCTGCTGGCAACCATGAGCACGATATTACCGAGCTGAAGCAGGCTTCCGGTTATATTGTGTTCAACTGTGGCAGCGCCTCTGTTAACATCTGAGCATAAATAAAACACAAGCAACCCCGTCGTGTGTTATGCACGGCGGGGCTTTGCTTATAAGGAGGCTACTGTATGGCTGAATATAATGCACGAATCAGACAAAAGCGAGACACGAGCGCAAACTGGACAGCAAAAGACCCCATCCTTTTGGATGGTGAAATCATCATTGTTGATACAGCCAGTGGTAGCGTTCGTAAGAAAGTTGGAGACGGTACAAAGAAGTATTCTCAGCTCCCCTTTGATGATGAAGAGATGCTGACTGCTCTTGCTGAAAAGTGTGATGCAAGCAATGCTGTTACCGCTACGTTGACCGCAGCAGGATGGGCGAGTGGACAGCAGACACTTACCATTGCTGGGCTTGGTGCAACGCAGAATGGTGTTATCGGCTTGTCTCAGAGCATTACCGATGAACAGCTCTCTGCTGCGTCTGAAGCAGAAATGTATATCTGTGGTCAAGCAGCGGGTTCTGTAACGATTGCCGCAAATGGGTCTGTACCCACTTGCGATATTCCAGTCGTTGTTATCTTGCTTGGTTGAAAGGGCGGTGCAGTAAATGAGTAATACACCAAACTACAACCTCTATTTGACCGATGACAGCTCAACTCGCTTTCAGGAATGGCGCAACCAGATGAATGGAACCGAGAACTCCAATATGGTAAAAATCGATGCTGCCCTTGGTGAGAAAGCAAACAGCAGTGTGGCAATCAATACCACTCTGCTTGCGTCTGCATGGGTTGGTGTCGATGCGCCCTACACGCAAACCCTCACGATTAGCGGGCTTACTGCATCGCAGAACGGCACAATCTCTGTTGCTCATAATGCGACTGCAGAACAGCGTGAAATTGCTCGTGAGGCAATGCTCTCAGTTATCGGACAGGCTGATGGTACATTGACTATCGCCGCTGATGGCGAGATGCCAGAGCGTGACATTCCTGTTTACATCATTCTCTTAGGTTAAAGGAGGGGCGTAAAATGCCTATTTTATCTAACTTCCCCGGCGGCGCAGGTTCAGGCAGTGGCGGTCTGACACTTGCGGCTGTCTCCGGTATTACCACGCAGGTTTCTTCTGGGAAAGTCTATGTGAAGTGGACTGACCCCGATGACCTCGTTGTGGCAGGTTCTACGATTGCTGCTTGGGGCGGTACCCTGCTTGTTCGTAAGGCGGGCTCCGCGCCTACAAGCCGTCGTGACGGCACTATCGTTCTCGATAGTAAAACACGAGACGCTTATAAGAATACTTACTTCTGTGACAGTGGTCTGTCCAACGGAACGAAGTATTACTATAAGTTCTTCCCCTATACAACTGCAAATGCCTACACTGACAGCACGGATGACGAATTCAATGCGATTCCGACTGTTCAGGTTGCAGGCATCACAAGCTGGAATGTTACCGGCATGAGTGCCTCTTCTGAAGCAGGCAACGGCAAGATGACCGTTAAGTGGACTGACCCTTCTGCTTCTATCTCTGCCGATGGCGTGACTCTGGCATCGTGGGCAAGCACCACAATTGTTGTGAAGAGCGGCAGCTACCCTACAAGCAAGGATGATTCCGGCGCTGTTTATACGCTAAAGGTCACGACACGCAACCGATATTCCAGCACGCCGTTGACGATTACCGGTCTGACAAACGGAACGAAGTATTACATTGCTTTCTTCCCAGAGACCACGGACGGCGGCATCAACACCTCTACGTCTCAGCGGACGACTGGTACAGCAAACCGTATCACGATTGCGAACGTACCCGCCCAGAGCGGTACACTGACCTACAATAAGTCTTCTCAGTCTCCGAGTTGGAGCAATTATAACACGACTTATATGACGATTGGCGGTACGACATCCGGCACGAACGCAGGCAATTACACGGCTTCTTTTACGCCGAAAACCGACTATCGCTGGTCTGATGGGGCGACTACCGCCAAGAACGTTGTTTGGTCTATTGGTAAAGCGACTGGTACGTTGACTGTGAGTAAGACAACAATCAAGCTTAGCTTGAGTAAGCTTACTGATACGTTCACGATTGGCGGCAACCACGATGGCACGCTGAGCGTGACCTCCAGCGCAACTGGCGTTGCCACTGTTTCCCGTAGCGGGAATACAGTTACTGTTTCTCACGTCAATCAAACAAATGGCGAAGCTACTATCACCGTGAGCTGCACTGCTGGTACGAACTATTCTGCACCGGCAAGTAAGACTGTCAAAGTTACAGCAGAGTTTATTCTTGCTACGCTGAATGACAACTCTTGGGCGGCTATCCACAGTGTTTCTGGAACTGGCGCAAGCTACTGGGCAGTCGGCGACCGTAAGGCTGTCGCTGTGAGCGGTACTGTCGGCACACAGGCTGTGAACGGTACTTACTACGCTTATATTATTGGCTTTAACCACAATAGCAGCAAGGAAGGTAACGGTATCACATTTGGCACATTCAAAACCGCATTGTCTGGTGGCACGGATATTTGTTTAGTTGATGGCAAGTACGATGGCTACTCAACAAACGGAACCAAGTATTTCAATATGAACCACAGCTCAAACACCAACTCTGGTGGCTGGAAGGGCTGTGACCTGCGATACGATGTACTCGGCTCAACGAACACGAATGATGGTGATGCCACAGCAACAACTGCGACAAACCCTGTCGCAAATACGCTAATGGCTGCACTTCCGTCAGACCTCCGCGCTGTGATGCAGCCAATGACTATCTACACAGACAATACGGGCGGTGGTAGTGACAATGCGTCTTATGTTACTAAGACCACAGACTACCTTCCGTTGCTGGCTGAGTATGAGATTTTCGGCACACGCACCTATGCGAACTCTGCCGAAAAGAACTATCAGGCGCAGTATGCGTATTACTCTGCTGGAAATTCGAAGGTGAAATACCGTCACAGCGCAACAGGTTCCACTGCTTGGTGGTGGGAGCGTTCTCCTTATTACAACGGCAGCTACACCTTCTGCGGTGTGAACACGTACGGCAACGCGGACCATTACAACGCTAGGTTTTCCAACGGCGTCGCCCCGGCTTTCCGCGTCTAATCCTGCATCAACAGTATCAAGCCCACGGAAGTGGGCGCGTTCAAATCATTAAGGGAGAGGGACGGTACACCCTCTGCGGTAAATGCAAGGGAACCTCGTCCCCCTCCCCATCCTATAATTAGCAAGGGTACACCCTTTGCGATTAGTGGTGAACGGCTCCAGAATAGTGCATTCGGAGCTAATAAATCCAAGAACGAAAGGAGATTCTTATGTCAGTCCTAAAAGCACACAGGTCTGAAAGTAAGGCTGAGTTCGTCAACGTGGCGAACAAAATCTACATCCAAACCATCGCTTTCCTGTCGAGGTTGTCATCTCGGTACTCCCGGCTCGTATCTAAGTCCGTGTCGGAGCTTGCCTCAGAAGTTGTAGACCACGCAGAAAAAGCAAACAGCATCTATCCATCCGATGCGGCACGAAAAGAACTTCGTAAGCAGCATCTGCTCGAAGCGAGAGCCTCCCTGATGGCTCTTGATGTCCACCTTGCTCATTGTTACGACTTGATGATGACGAATCCGTCCGGTTGTTTTACGACCGGTAGCGGAAACTCTGTCGGTGCGTCAGACGCGAAGAAAAAGCTGGAGCGCATGGCGCAGGAACTTGGTGATTTAATCGATGCAGAAAATGGTCTTTTGACCAATGTGTTGAAAAGCGATAAGAGCCGGTAAACGTCTATGAAAATTTATGGGTGTATTTCTGTAAAACCTGTCGGTTGGGAGTCTTTTGCCTCTCTCTGTTCCACTGCTTGGTGGTGGGAGCGTTCTCCTAATTACAACAACAGCAACAACTTCTGCAATGTGAACACGAACGGCAACGCGAACAATAACAACGCAAGGTATTCCAACGGCGTCGCCCCGGATTTCGTAAACCAGAAATGGTCTGGGTCAATCGTAGTAGCCCAAAGGGTGAACTATGACCCTTACGAAAGGAGAAATACTTCCCGTGATGAAAGTCCGAAACTACCCTTTGATATTTTGACACGAACGCCGCCGGAGTCTCCGTGCGTGCATGGCGAGAGATGCATCTTACCTCGTTTCATGTGTCACGAATTAAGCAGATTAGACGATGCCCTACAAGACATCTGTACGGAGGGTGAATAATTTTTATGAGTAGACGTAAAGGACGTTACGAAAGGCGCAAGACAAGGCGCGAAGAGAATAGGTTAAGGCGTGCCGCCACAGTTGGCGGTCTGCATGATGTCTTTGGATACGATGATATGTACAAAGCTGGAAAGAAATGCTGCAACGGTGTTCGTTGGAAGAATAGCACTCAACGTTTTGAGATGCACCTGTTCTCTGGAACAGCACGCAGACGACGTTTATTGCTTGAGCGAAAATGGATTCCGGGTGCATATGTACATTTCACGATTTCAGAGCGCGGCAAGACCCGCCCTATTGATGCACCGAGAATCCAAGACCGTCAAGTCCACAAGGTTTATACCAAGAAGGTACTTCTACCGTTGTATCGTCCTGAGATGATTTACAACAACGGCGCCAGTCTTGAAGGCAGGGGCTTTGAGTTCTCAAAGAGAATGTTAAAAGAGGACTTGCGCTGGCACTTCCGTCGTTATGGACGAGATGGGAATGTGATTCTGATTGACTTCAAACAGTTCTTCCCATCTGTGTCCCATGAAGAAATCTTCAAGCGGCATGAGAAGCTATTGCTGAACCCAGATATCAGAAAAATCGGAGACGATGTTGTCAACACTGTTTCGGGCGGAGTTGGTCTACCACTTGGTGTCGAGCCAAGTCAGGCAGAAATGATTGCGTTTCCGTCTGCACTGGACAACTTTATCAAATGCCAGCTCTCTATCAAGTGCGCCGGTCATTACATGGACGATTATTACGTCATTGTTCCGCCTGACCGAGACGCCAAAGAAATCATGGCTCTGATTGTGGCAAAGGCAGAGAGTCTCAAGCTAACTGTTAGCAAATCAAAGTCAAGAATTGTCCCGCTCACAAAGCCGTTCCGTTATTGCAAAGCAAAATTTATTTTGACCGAAACTGGTCGTGTTGTGATGAACGGAAATCGTGATGGAGTAAAGCGGGCACGAAGAAAAATAAAAGCATTCCGTACAAAAATCCAGAATGGAGAAATGTCATACGATGACCTCTGGACTTCCGTAAACGGAATGCTCGCATACTTTGAGTCCTACGACGACCACAATCGTGTGCTTCGGTTGCGTAGGCTTTTTTATTCGGTTTTCGGTTTTTCGCCGGAACGAATTGAAAACTTTAGAGAAAGAGGAAAAAAGGATGAAATATGTTGTGCATAGACGCTTCAAGGACAAAGCAATTTGCGGCGAAGTAAATCTCCCCGCTATGACCATGTGTGAAGAAGCCAATGGATATATCTTCCACGGTGACAAGCTCCTCTGCGTTGTAACAAGCGAGAACGCGCATCAGTTCTTTGCCCGTGACGACGATGGTGCAGGAATGCTCCGTGGAAAATTAACACAAGCCATTCAAAAGACGCTCGCAAAGCGCGATGCGAATTATCAAAATCGATGGGACAAGGTCTGGGAAGACCCAACCTGCCAGCCGTATAAGCGCATTGAGTACGCAGACTTCTGGCTGTGGAACCATGATTTCTTCAACGCCGATATTGACACGCTCCGACACATCGCAAAGTTGGTAGGAGCAAAGGAGGTTGCTTAAATGTATCGAATTATCACACTGGACGGAACCGAGCTTGGTATGACCGACTCCGTTCTGTATATCAAAATTGGCAACAGCGGCAGTTTTACGCCATGCTCTGTTGACGAAGCGATTGGCGTAGCATTCAACAGCGAACCGTATAATCTGGTTGGTCACGACGAAATTGAGGGTGCTGGCACTGTAGTCGTTGCCAAATGTGACGGCGGCTCTTTGGTTGCCCATCAGCGTGACCTCGTTGACGAATTGATTCTTTCCGCGCTGGAGGTGTAATCGATGAAAGAAAAACTGAAAGCCATGTACCAGTCCGGTGCTATCGACATGAATGGTCTTTTGAAGGCTGTCGAACGCGGCTGGGTCACGATGGAAGACGTAATCGAAATTGTCGGAGAGGACAACTCTCTTGCCATTATCAAAGCTGCAAAGATTGCAGAAATTTCTAAGAGCTGTAACGCCATCATCGTTGCGGGTATTGATTTGGAGCTGACACAGGGTGCCGTTCATTTTAATCTCAGCATCGAAGACCAAGCAAATATTGCGAACCTGTTCCGCGTTGTTGAGCTTGGCGGCACAGAGTTCCCATATCAATCAGACGGTGGTGTCTGCCGTATCTACACAGCCGCTGAGATTGCCCAAATCTATATTGCGGCGCAAACTCTTATTACCACTCAGACAACTTATCACAATGCTTTGAAAGCGTATGTACAGTCACTGGAAGGTGCTGAAGAAATCTCTGCTGTTACATACGGCATGACGCTGCCAGAACCGTACCTGTCTGAGATGAACGCAAAGCTTGCTGTTGCACAGGCTCAGATGAACGCTATCACAGAAAAGCTGGGCAACTAATATGAAGCGGCTGAAGGTATGTCTCAAACTGCTTGTGCTTGCCGTTATCGGCGGCGCAATCTATGTCGGCATTGAGATGCTTTGGCGTGGACACAGTCATCCATCCATGTTTATTCTCGGTGGACTGTGCTTTGTTTCTATTGGTTTAATCAACGAGCTCTTCCCGTGGGAATTAGGAATCGTGTGGCAAGCCTTAATCGGCGGAACAATGGTGACCTGCCTTGAGTTTATCACCGGCGTTATCGTGAATATATGGTTGAAGCTGGGTGTCTGGGATTATTCTGGACTCCCTCTTAACATTTTGGGGCAAGTCTGTCTACCGTTCTATTTTGCGTGGGTTGGCTTATCTGTCGTGGCAATCGTGTTTGACGATTATCTTCGTTATTGGTTTTTCGGCGAAGAGAAGCCGCATTACAAGATTGTCTGATTATAAAACAATGCTTTTATCGAGGAGGTGGTTCGCATGAACGCCGACGAAAAAATCTGGCGCTATTTGAAATCTGCTGGTCTGAATGATTTCGGCGTCGCGGGTTTGATGGGGAATCTTTTTGCAGAGAGCGGACTGAATCCCAAGAACCTCCAAAATACATACGAGAAGAAACTTGGCATGACTGATGAAAAATATACTGCCGCCGTCGATAGCGGCAGTTATTCCAACTTTGTGAAAGACAGTGCCTGTTACGGATTAGCTCAGTGGACGTACTGGTCACGCAAGGACGCTCTCCTTGCCTCCTGTAAAGCCGCAGGAGCGTCCGTAGGGGACATGGATACCCAGCTCAACTTCCTGCTTAAAGAGCTGTCTGTGGGCTATTCTGGGCTGCTGAGCACCCTCAAGAGCGCATCGTCTGTCCGTGAGGCATCCAATGCTGTTCTTCTCCAATTTGAACGTCCTGCCAATCAGGGACAGAGCGTCCAAGAAAAACGAGCCAGCTACGGACAAGCTTATTACGACAAGTTCGCTGGCAAAATCCAAATCAATACACCAGAACAGGAAGGAGGATGCAAGTTGAAAATTGTAGACAACCTGACAACGGTTAACTTCCGTTCAGGCAACATGACTCCGAAGTACATCGTCATCCATTATTTCGGTGCACTCGGAACGGCGAAGGGTGTCTCTGAGTATTTCAAGACACCGGGTATTCAAGCGTCTGCCCATTATGCGCTTGACGAGGGCGATACCATCTATCGCTGTGTCCGCGATAAGGACATCGCATGGCACTGTGGTGCGAACAAGTACAAGCACCCTGAGTGCCGCAACTCTAACTCCATCGGGATTGAAGCACGCCCTTCCAAAATCAATCGCAAGAGGGTTATGGCTTCTGATACTGATTGGTATTTCGAACCAAAAGTTGTGGACAACCTCGTATGGTTGACAAAGAAGCTGATGGCTCAGTACAACATTCCTGCAGACCACGTTATCCGTCATTATGATGTGACCGGAAAACTTTGTCCGAGACCGTGGTGTTGCGCCGACATGAATGTCTATTACAAGACGAGTGGCGACGCACAGTGGGAAGAGTTCAAAAAGAGAATCAGCGACGGCAAAGAGGAGGATGAAGATATGACTCTGGACACATTCAAGGAACTGATGAAGGAGTACCGTGCAGAGCTGCAGGACAATGACTGCGGCACTTGGAGTAAGGAAGCTCGTGAGTGGGCTATCTCCAACGGTCTCATCAATGGCACTGGCACTGAGGTGAATGGTGAACCCAACTATGCTTGGGCTGACCAGCTTACCCGTGAACAGGCTGCTGCTTTGTTCTATCGTTTTGCAAAACTGATGGGTAAAGCGTGATGGCTACATATAGCGGCAGCAGACAGCAAGCAAGGCGAAGGAGAAAACGCACAAGCAAACAGGACGCTTTTTCAAAAAAGCTGATTGACGATATCCGCTCCCTTCTGTGGATTGTTACAGTCGGTGGGTTGCTTTTAGCGTTCTATTGTGTAAAGCGGAACTATACCGGAGCGCTGCCGTGGATTGGGGCAATGGTTGGATTGCCGTGGTCGGCACATGGCGTGGTATGCGCATTTTATTTGAACCTGTGTAAATCTGACCATTCTGCTGGTGGTATCACATTCGAAAGCGCAAAGGCAAAAGGCTTCGTCGAAGACCCAAGCTGGGAGAGTCCAGCAATCTAAGGTGAAGGGCGGCACCTGAAATCCGCCCAACTATCTTTTAGAGAGGAGTTTGCATATGGAATTTATTGTGGAGAATTGGTATGTAATTGTTACTGGCATTGTGTTTATCGTTGGCGGCGTTATGGCTGTCCTGCGTTGGCGCAACCTGTCCACCGACAAGAAGTACGAGCAGATTCGTGGATGGCTTCTGCAGGCTGTTCTTGGCGCTGAGCGCGAGTTCGGTTCCGGTACGGGCAAACTGAAGCTGTCATCCGTTTACGACAAGTTCTGCGAGCGTTTCCCTTGGTTGGCAAAGGTCTTGCCATTTGAAACCTTTAGCAAATACGTTGATGACGCCCTCAGCGAAATGAAAGACGTGTTGAAACAGAACTCTGCTATTGCCTCCATAGTGGAGCCGAAGGAAGGGGAAAAATAATCATCCGAGGAGGTTTCTCTTATGACCGAGCAAGAGACCGTACTGTTAATTGAGACTGAGCAGCGATGCAAGTCCAATACACACAGAATTGACAACTTAGAAGGTGAGCTGAAGGAAATCCAGAGTGAGCAGAAGGCTATCTATAAAATCGCTACTTCCGTTGAGCTCATTGCACAACGTGTCAGTAATATCGAGGGCAAGGTGGATGACACCAATCGTAAGGTAGATGCGCAAGCAAAAGCATGGCAGGAGACCGAACGTAAATTGTCTGAGAAGGTTAATGAAACCGAGAACAAACCGTATAAGCAAATCGCCAACAATGTCAATACTGTCAAGGTTGCAATCATTACTTGCATCTCTACCTTGCTTGTATCTGGCATCATTGGCGCAATCATCGCATTTGGAAAATAATATCTAAGAATATTTTGTGGGTGTAAATATTCTATGAGTAGGCTGCAGCAGGTCTGTCAGCCGTAGCGTTGAAGCAAGTGATGGGGTCAGCGTCCGTACACTTGCGGAGCTTGACTAAGGGTTATGCGGTTCCCACAGGCTGACGTAGGAGAAATCCGAAAGAAAACGCTAACAGAAAATTCATTTGACAAATACCGTTGAAGTAGTCTATAATAATAACACAGAGAGCGCCTGCTGGTAACAAGCGCCCCCTGCGGTGGAAACCCAGACGGTTGCCACAAACATACATTCTTACTGGGAAGAGGGTTTAACCCTCAAACTACAGTGAGCCGCTCTGCTTGCGACAGACGGCTCACTTCTTTCTGTTACGGAACTTGTCCCATGCTTGGATAAGAATCCAGCAGATAGACGCAATCCAAAAAACTTCTTGAAGAGTTATGTATGGTCACCTCCTGAGAAAAATTTCCCGCGAGGGCTACATACACGCCTCCATTCCGCACTCGCGGGATGACAGGCAACCGTCTTTTTAACCGTACACCGTCTACAAAGGAGATGGGCTATGACTGAACCCGGAAACTCGACGCGGACGGTGGATTCCACAAAAGCCATTATAAAGGACTTCGGTGTAAATGTCAAATAGACAAGATATATGAGAGCTGCTGTTGAAGCACGCTCTCATTTTTTTGTGCGTTGTCACGAATACTATATATTTTTCGGGACAGATTTTGCTAAAAAGAAAAGGGCAGGAATGGGATTTTGATTTCCCAAACCTGCCCTTATTTTTTACGCTGATATATGTATGATGGCTAAAGAAAGCACCCCGTCAAAGACGGGGCACTCCTTAGTAGCCATGTTGAATTCAAAGTGAATTGGTGTAAAAGTGGTGTCAAACCAGAGGTTGCATCACCTGTAACCGTTGTGCCACAACGCTTTCTTAGCTCTGGGGCTTCATCGTCGGGAATATTATCTCGGTATCATCGTAACTTCTCATAAGTTCTTATAACCCTTGTGTCACAACGTTTTGAGGACTTTTACAATAACGTAAGTTCTCATAAATTCTTATAACTTTTCGGTCAATTGGTGTCAAAACTGGTGTCAAACCCAGCTTAGGACACTCTGATTTTTCCTTCAAGATTTGCGAAGCTGGACATCTTTTTTTCCTTGGTCGCTTCGTTGTAGACATCCATCGTTGTCTCGATGTTTCGATGTCCCATAATCTCTTGGATTACCTTTAGGTTTGTTTCGTTCTCGCAAAGGCGAGTACAGAATGTGTGTCTGAGATTGTGTGCGCTGAAGTGTGGAAGTAAAACTGGTTCTCGGTGTTCTTGCTCTGCACGCTCTGTTTCCTCGGCATTGCAGTCACGAATAATTCTCTCAAGCGCTCTATTGATGACGTGTGGATTTAGCATCTCTCCGAACCGGTTCTTAAAAATGAAGTTCGTGTATCCATCAACCTCGCACTCGTTGAAGCCTTCCTCCATATGTTTCAATCGAATCTGGAGTAAAGCTGCTCGCACGTCAGAAAACATTGGAATGATTCGCGTGCCAGCCCGTGTCTTCGGAGTAGTGATGTGGAGCTCCATCTTCCCGCTTTCTTGTTGACGATATATCAAATTATGGTTAATGTCAATAATATTTTGCGTGAAGTCGCAATCTTCCCATCTCAATCCGAGGATTTCTCCTATGCGTGCGCCTGTCCCAAGCATGACCGTAAACAGCGGCATCCAGTGTTTGTACGTTTTCGAACTGGAAACAAAATCGAGGAACCTATTTTGCTGTGTCTCTGTCAACGCATGACGCTTTGGTTTCTCCCAGTTATGGCTCTTCTTGATTTCTGCAATCACACCGTCGGTAGGATTTGTTCTTATGAACCCATCCCTCACTGCTACATTAAAGACCGGATGAAGAATCGTATGAATTATCTCCATACTGTTCGGCTTAAATCCAATATCTTTAATGAGGTGGATGTAGAACCGCTTGATATCGCTATACTTGATGTCGGCAATGTTCTTCGCGCCTATTTCGTCCTGTACATACTTCCTGTACATATACTTATAGTTGGTTCTTGTAGATGCTTTAAGCTCGTACTTAGTTTCAATGTAGGCGTCATAAAAGCTGTTCAGCGTCATCCTGTACGCCGTATGGGAGCTGATACCGTCATCAATATCCCTTTGGATTCGTTTTATCTGAGTCCTTAATGGTTCTGTGCTACGCTTACCATCAGGCGCTTTATCTGACTCTACAAGCTTCCAGCTATAAATCGCTCGGCGTACTCCACCAGAATCAGTATAGCGGTACATATACTTCCCGTCGCTTCTCTGCACCTCACCTTCTCTCAGAACTCTGCCTTTGTTGTCTTTTCTTTTTTCAGGCATGGCTACTCCTTTTGTCTGAAAATGAATATCAACATGGCATTCTCAATATACCATAGTCTGGATTCACTTTCAAGTTAGATGTCATATAAGGTTGAGTTGGTCAACAAATCGCTCGAATTTTGTACGTTTAATCTGTGGGCGCGTGCCATTCCAAAGAACAAAATCAGCGTCTTTATTTTCGCTGACAATCTTACGCAGCTTAGTTTCTCCGATGCGGAAGTATTGTGATGCCTCCTGAATTGTCAGTGTGTACCTTTCCCAAAATGGGATTTGCATGGTGTTAATAATCTCGCCTCCTCGTGCGCTGCGCGTATGTAAAAAAGAAAGGGCTGGCAGTGAAGCCAGCCCCATGTCTACCTCTTGAGTAATAAGGAACCTAATCAACGATACTGATTACTATGTAAGCAATGACTACGATAATAACCGGAATCCAGACAGGCGCAAGTACCCACCACCAGCTCCAGTCAATCACGCCAATCAGCTTTAGAACGATAAAAACTACGGCGAGTACATCGCACAATCCAAGACCTTTCGAAGATGAGTCTTTCATGTGTGGTTCCTCTTACGCCTTGCTGTCCGTGGAGCCCATACCGCCGTTTCTGACGCCGGTTGCATCATCGGAGTATGTAATCCCATACGGAATGAAGATTGCCTGCATAAAGCCGTTACCGGCTTCAACGTGCACAATCTTTTGACTCTTGCTGTCGTTTGTAATCTTGGCGAAGATGTGCCCCTCGTTGTCGGAGAAGTAATAATCGCTGTCGATAACGCCCATCGTATTGTCAAACTGCATACGGAACTTGAAGCCCAGACCACTACGCGGCAGGCAACCGAGCCACCAGCCCTCGTCAATCTTCACTCTGATACCGGTGGGAATCTTCATTGTTTCGCCGGGGCGCATCTCAAATGTAAATGGTGCCTTAAAGTCATAACCGGCGGAGCCAGTCGTTGCTCTGCTGGGGAGCGCAATTTCCTCCCACATCTTTTTAAGGTCATCTTCGATGGCAGGCGGCAATTCCTGCCCCCTATAGAATTCATCTTTCATCGCGTCACGGAACTGTTCAAAGCTGACCTTTTCAAATTCTCCAACTCTCTGCATTGTGTCCTCCTCAGCTATTTGTTTTGCAAGTACAAGACGGCTCACTCCACCAAGGCTTAACTGTTTCTTGGTAGGTTTGGAATTGCGGGAAGTACATAGTGTCGTCATCCTCGGTCGTTTCAGTGACCGTTTCTCTCACGACTTTTCCGTCCGCATCGTACTCGCGGACAGTTTCTTTGATTGTGCGTTTAATCATATGTCCTCCTTATTTTCGTATGGACGTTTTACTCTGTTTTTGTATAGAGACCGCAGTGGCAGGTTCCACTTGCCATCTCTCTGAATTCCTTACACATACACTTTGTGTCCTCGTTTTTTTCGATGGCGCATGGACAGAAGCCATTATTGTCTTTCAATGCTTTACGCATATCGTTAACAAACTCTTTGTCTGGATTGATGTTGATTTTCATTGATGTCTTCTCCAATATGTTTAACTGTCAAACCGCTCTGCGTATTGATTATCAGAAGCGAGTTCGACGCCAAGCACTTCATCAAATATGTGCTTTTGGTTTGGGATGTATCGTCCGAACTTCACAATCACATTTCCATAAGTGGCAAGCTGTTGAATCCATTCAGGGACTTCTTCAAAGTAGTAACCAGTATAAATGACAACGTCGTCTTTGCACTGGAATTGACCGCGAAGAACCTCAAGAAACGAACACAGCTCATCAAATTGTTCAAGCGGTTCAAGCCCACCAAACACGATTGATTCCGTAAGCGGATTATTCAGATACCGGAGGCACAGTTGTTCGTCGTCAATACTGATGGGGGCGCTTGCACGCCACCCATCATTTTGACAGACCGACAACGGGATACCTGCTTCAATACAGCATTTACCGCCACAAGAAATCGTTCCAATGAACATCGCTGGCTTTTTATAATTAGTGAAGTCTTCATCCACAATTGTCTTTACTCTCATTCGCTCATAGCCTCCGCATAGCTGTACCACTGTCTTGTGTTAAACTCACGGAAACGGTCTTTGGAGTAAGCCCGTGATGGGACGAGATACCCAACAATGCGCTGATATGTATCAAAGACAGGCTCACCGCATACTGGGCAATGGTCAGTGCCAACAAAGCCGTGATGGTTCTTGCACTCGTTGATACGGGTGTTGAACGCAAAGTAAATCACGCCAGCCTGAGCAATCTTGTTCAGCATCTTCCACGCCGTTTCCGTATTCGGGAAGTTGGATTCCAAATTGATGTGCGCGATGCTGCCGCCAGAACACTTTTCATCAAGGATTGAGCTGAGGCGGAGCTTCTCCTGAATGGTGCATTTCGCAGACAGCGGAATCCACTGGTTCGAGTAGATGAACTTGTCATTGTGGTCGTACAGAACGTTGTCTTTCTGGCACAGGATAACTGCCGCACGCTCTGCAGGAACACTCTCGATGTTGAAAGAGTAAGCATCGGTGAAGTTGTCCTTGACCTCATTCAGTACCTCAAAGATTTTGCTTGCAAAAGCGATGCCTTCATCGGTGTAACTGATGTAACCAAACTCATCCGTCTTGGTGTAACCAAATGCCTCGATGACTTCATACAGACCAAGGATACCCATTGTGCAGTATTGCTTGTCCATCTCGACCGCGCCATCCTGATAGTTGGGGAGCAGTCCCTTCTCAACGTTCCTCTTGATGATATGGCGAACAGTATCGAGCGTTTTACAGCACAGCAGCGCACGCTTTTTGAGCAGAGCAAGATACTTTTTCTCGTCACACTCAGTTTCCAGCGCAATCCGCATGAGGTTGATTGTGTTGACCTTCACAGAACCGATGGAGAGTGCTGTGCCGCCAATCGAATTGATGAATGCGTTGAGTTTTGAAGTATCAGACAGCAGTCGGCAGCAGTTACTCAGCGTGTTTACATCGCCGCTGATGAAAAAGTTGCTGTCATTCCATGTCACATTGTGGTCGGAACACCATCTGGCGAACTCTTCATCGACGAATTTACCGTCACGGTAAAGCAAACTGTATGTCAGCACTGGGAACGTAAACATATTCTCGCTTCTGATTTGCGAAACGACCTCCATAAAGAGCTTTTGATGCTCAATCAGCTCTTCAACACAGTCAATCACATATGTTCCGTCAGGATATTGCACGCCGCCGAACAACGCCTCAATGTAATTCCGGTCAAAAATTGACACATTAACAAAAGCAGTCTGGTCGATGCGCATAAACGGCTGGTTCAGGCGGTAGATAAACTTCTGGAAGCACTGCTTGATGTAGTATTCGGGGTTCTTAATGAAGTGACCACTCTCACAGTCCTTTCTCCAGAAGTAATACGTCCAGATAAGGACGTTGGGGATGCCTACAGCACCGGAACTACGATTGCTCATGTAGCTGATATACTCAATTACGTCATCCATGAACGTTGTGAGGTGCTTTGGAGCCTGATTATTGTAGTTTTTGAGGAAGAAAAGACCCTCGGTTGCCAGTCTGGTCAGGTCATAGGCATAGCAGTACGGCAGATATGTAGAAGTAGACGCATCATGCAGATAAAACCCGCCGTTATACTCTGTTTCAAGCCATTCACGGGCTGTTTTCAGGTTGTAACGCTTCTTCATCTCATAGAAAATCTTGTTGAAAGCGAACAGCTTATCGTGAGATTTACCCTTTTCATTCAAAAGACTGCGAATATCCTTGTTGGATGCGTTCGCATTGGCATCGATGGTCACGTCGGCGACATTCTTGTCAATAAAACCATCGATGAAATCCGAAAAGTTCAGTTGCGTTTCGTGGAAACCGTTCAGGTACTCGAAATCTTCACCATAGCGCTCATTGAGTGTGGTCATAGCCTTTTCAAAGTCCCTGTTCATTTTGAGTGGAATGTTCATTGCTTAATCTCCCTTCGCTTATTGTTGGTTCACCCAGTCATTTGCTGTCGAGAAGTCAAGTAATTTATTGTTCACACTAAGAACGGGCACCTGACTGATTCCAAGTGACAGCATCTCATCCACAGAATTGTTCTCTGTGTACTTGATACCCTTTTCTTCCAGCTTCTTTTTCAGAACCTTGCACTTTGGACATCCTGTTGAGTACAAAGTAATTGCCATTGGCACCTCCTTCCAACCTTTAAGGTCGTCTTCCTCTGCAAGAAGCGTAATTGCTGAATAAACCTCAGCCCATGTTTCTACACGGAGCATCCCATTGGCTTCTGCATCATATTTTTTATTGTGTTGCGCAGTCATAAGGATTTTGAAATAGTTCCCACCCTCAAGATTGTGCGTACCATCATCGATGAGAACATCACCATTCACAAGCTGCTTGTGGGAAGTGATAATGACATCGTTCCACGTTAGGAACGGGAAGTATTTGAATAACACCCGTTCCATTTTTGACGCGAGCGTATGGTAGTTCGATGTGGTTACAATCAAGACCTTATGCCCATCTGCAATAAGCTTTTGCAAAGTTTCTGATGCACCATCAATTGGTTTAACACAATCCCAGAAATCATCCTCGAACAATGGTGCGTACACCTGTTCATTCGTGAGCGTCGGGAATGCTTTAGAAATATCCCAACCGGTGATGTCTGTCAGCTTTGTAGTCGTCCCGTGTCGTGCATTTAAGTAATCAACCCAAGCACTCGCCAGTGACTCAATCGTGTCATCCATGTCAACCAAGATTGTCAGATGCTTCATTTAGCCTCCTTACAGTTCATCAATCGTCATTTGGTGAGAACCAAGGTATTCGACCAACCAATCGATGACATTTCTTTTCAGGTCAGTCATTGACCCGTTATTCGTTATGTAATAATCTGGCTCAACATCGTCGAGCGCTGTCTCAGAAGGGTGTGCTTGCTGCTCTGGGGTGAGAGGACTCTTAAAGTTTTTTCTGACAACACGCAAATTAACTGTGTCCAATCCAGCTTCTTTGAGATAATCAATCTCATTTGGGAATCGGCAATCAGGAATCAGCACATAGTCCCACTCATTTGGGAATAGCTCCAAAATTGATGTAACAAACCCTACCCAATAGTCAGGGCGTTTCTGCCGAATGATGTCTGTTCCGACATATTGAAGAATATGCCGACCAGCATCATCTTTCTGTCCGTCCCATCCAAAGAACTGCTTGCAAATATATTTGAGCAGGTCTGCGTAATGGGTAATCAAGACTTTATATCCGTCTGCTTCTAAAGCCGCTTTAAGCAATCCAGCAGTGGTGTCTTTACCGTTTTGCGCTTTACCAGAAATCGTAATGACTTTCACCTGTCAACCTCCTTTGTGTTGCTTCGCATACTTTCGGAATTTATCTATGGCTTGTCGAACATTCATTGGCGAATCTGGCGGTCGCCACTTGTGTTCGCCGCCGTAGTACAGCTCTCTGACCTTGCAAAATGCCGCAACCACAGGCTTGTCTGTATCATCCACTTTGTGTTCACAAACAATTGCAACTGCCTTCTTACCAGCCTTTGTAAAATCATCGACCATTCTTTGGATAGCAAGTCGTTGCCCGTATGGTACTCTTGCATCCTTGTGTTTTACTTCGAGGAGTATGTATTCTGAGTCGTGATACTCAATTAGCCCATCGATATCCGTAGGGTATATCCCGTTATCAAGTTCAAGCCCTTTGAAGTCGATGAGTTGTTTCATACGTTTGGGGTTCAGTATCTTGCTTTTCATAAGACCTCCAAATTCAAGCAGGTCTTGGTCGGTTGTCGTCATTGCCGAATAGCAATACAGCCGCAAGAATCACAACGGCAACTGAAAGCGCCCCATTCATTGTTTGCGCGGCATCATACCGCAGGTCTTTTTCTCTGAGCAAAAACCCATGAGCTTGCATTTGGGCATGAAGTAGTGGTCTACGATGTATTTCCATTCCTCCGAATAGTTCCCCAAAGCATCGCATACATCGTTGAATAGCCCCCTGTATTCATGGTAGGCTCGATTGCACATTCTCTGATGCGACATATCCATCAGGTTACGCATATTGTGCTTACACACAATTTTCGTCTCCATGCCAAGCGGAAGCCCTAATGCTGAGTCCTCACGAGGAACACCAATAGTGTCGAGGCTCTCTAAGTATGATTTGATATGTTCCATCAAATCTTCATAGACTTTTTTCGCTTCTGGATTACCTTCGATGCTTGGCGGCGTAACATATCCAAAACCATGTTCATAGTCGATATATCGCGTACTCGCCTGAAGGCGTGTGGGCAGACCGCCGATATGGGTGTACCACTCACGGATGACCCGTGCCGAATACCCTTCAAGAGTCAAATACACATCAGGGAACTCAAATGTTCTCCCATGTCCGCTCTCAAGACAGTCAATGCCTCTGAGATAATTCTTCTCATCATTACTGGTATTTGCTCCCCAGCAGATACCAGCCTCTACACCAATCATCGTGATTGGCTTTTTGTATGTATAATCTTGAACAATTACTTTTCCCATTCGTTACTTAACCTCCGTAAAGTTCTGGGTAACTGCTATAACACAAATAGGTATAGCCGTAATAGCTGCTGTACAGTTCAAGATAAACGCCGCTACCTTGTACCCCACCAGACTGGAATACGACTGACGGTTCATTCAAAACACGTTCGCCACTTAAAAGGCGGGCTGCTGCTTCAACGCAGGGTTCAAACGGAGTCAGGTTTTTGAAATAGTCTGTATTCGCGTTAGCATATTGTCCCTCTGCGTGAATGACCTCTTTGATTGTGTCTGGGAACTCTGGCGAGTCAGCTCTGTTGATAACCACCTCGCCAACAGCCAGCTTCCACTCAAAGGGCAAACGCTTGTCGCCACATTCTGCCGTGATAATCTTTGATAGCTCAAGCAAGTCTTCAAAGAAAACCTTTGTCACGTTTAAGCCGAGCACATCGATTTTCTTGTTTCTGGCTTTCTCTGCAACCACGCCCGCTTCATAATCACCGTTTAAGCAACTCTGCTTCATTATGCTGAGATAATCAATGTCATCAGAGAAGCCGTCTACTCCCTCCGTGTGGCGCACTGCCTCCTCTTCTGGCTCCTCAATTGTCTGGTTTGCGTCTGTCGCTGTGATAGCGGTTTCCAACGCATCGACTTCCGTTTTCTCCTCAATGGTCAACAGCGTTTCTTGTCTGGCAGATGCGCTACTGCATCCGCAGATTGAAACGCACATCATAGATACCAGCAAGAAGATAGTGAAAATTTTTCGCATTGTTCTACCTCTCTACTGCCTACGAAAAAAGAGCACCAGAGTGTTTTACTCTGGGCTCTTCCACATAGTATGTTTAGCCTCTTACTTTTCTTATGCGTGCTGGAGAGTTTCTTTAATGGCAAAACTGCCAAGGAACTCATCCAACATTTTTGTATCGCCGGGATTCAGCGGTTCTTCTGCCCGTGGTGCTCTCGGACGTGCCGCTCTCTGTGCTCGCACTGGTCGTGTGGGTTCAGTAGCAGCGACCGGAACAGCACCGAACCAATCAACTGTCGCACGACCAGTGGCATTCCAATCAAGCTGCGGTGTCGTTACCGGTGTCGTTACTCCTACGAGGTCTTCCATTGCAAGGTCTACAAGCGGGAGGTCAATCGGAATCCCATCGACAAACAACTGCCCATCTCTATAGTTCATTTCTACTGGACGCGCAGCATTAACTGCTGCAGCAGTTACCATCTCCGCCGCATTTGTCTCATTGATGGCATTAGCAACGGTATTCGTTACGGTTGCATTAGCTGTTGCTCTTGCGCCATTCCCAAAACTGACGGTTAACCCCATGTCCCGGAAGCAAATCGGTTCTCTGCTCTCAAGCTGGAACAGTCTGTTCTCATCGCCGACAACGATAATGTCATTTACCTCCATGCCGTTGTAATACTCCATTCCGAGCATAGCCGGTTTGAGAATATCGCTGTACCCCTGCTCATTGACAATGCCAATTCTGTACCCACGATAAATACCGTGGTCAGTATTGCGAACATCAAACGTGACACCTGCGTGTTCAGAGAGGAATCTATAAACGTCTCTCGTTACAATCAACGCAATTTCGCATCCTCCACCCGTATAGGCTCGTACTCGCGCTGCTTTCTGAAGAGCCTCCTCCAAAGCATTGTTGAACTCTGCTCTCGTCACTCGTCATCGACCTCCTCAATTGGAGACACATTACACTCGCTTACGAGCTTGTCGAAGCAGTCACAGCAAAGCTGCAAATCAACATTGTCCCCGTCATGGATACTGCCGTATCCGATATGTTGTCTATGTATAGAGAAATCTTCCTGCAGGTCAAAGAGGTCAAGCTCCTTACCGCAATAATTGCAGACACGTTTGTCTGACAAGTTTCGCACCTCCTATGCACTTATAAAATCTGTGTTTTATATCACCCTTACTGTTGAAGCAGCAGGTTTGATTTTGAAACCACTGAGGAAGTCGTCCAGTTCCTCACCGCCATATGTTCCATCGGTAAACCGCAATGGCTGTTCACAGCGTTCAATCTCAGACAGGTTGACCGTGTTCAAGTCACTTAGGTATAAGATGCGGTTAAATGTGCGCCCCTTGAAATTTTGCGTGTCATATGCGGTAATGAAATACATAGCGGATGATTTCTTCGTGTTTAGAATGGAGTATGTATTAGAGAAGGACGCTACATCAAATCCTCTTTGCATTACCCATCCCGGAAGATTCCCCAACTCTATTTCCCTCCAAAGAATCTCGACCAGCTCTTTGGTATTACGCATATTATCAAGTACGACACACACTGAAACATTCTCTTGTTGAGAGCAGAACAATAGTGCTTCTGCCAATGTGTCTCCGGTTAACACTTCCATGTTTTCACCTCCAATTACAGAACCTTGTCATACGCTGTCAGCTTGAAATACTCACCATCGCGCTGGTAGCCTTTACAGTAAATAATGTCACCGACTTTAACCGGTTCTTTCTTAAACTCACGATTGAATAACGTGAACCTACTTTCCTTGCCGCTACCGATTGATTTTGTGAAGACGCTGTAAGCAAATTGCTCACCATCTCTTCTCCGAACCAGTGGCTTCATATCTGTTATGTATAGCTTGCGTCTGTCCGCTTCATTGCCAGACACATATCCGATATAGCCCATCACATCATAGAAGTTACGGACTTTGATAATATCGCTTAGGTCGTCCATGCCAACTGCTTTTACCGCATCTTCTGCGCCACGCAAAATTGACATCACATCAAGAAGTGTGTAGCTCTTAGCTTCGCCACCAGACTTTGTAACACCGACCGCGTATCGCTTCACAATTTCTTCGAGTGGTGTTCCATCAACCTCAGTCTTTTTGATTTGCTTCGCTTGACCTCTCTTGAAGATATTAAAGAACAGGTCAACCATCCGAAGCAGCTCACGCTGATTGCCGAAGTCAGAGAAGAAATCAAGCTTAATCAGAATATCAAGCTGCCTTGAGTTAATACTCGTTTTTTCATCGAGGTCTTTCAACAAATCCATAAAACAGGAATACTTGTTTTTTGCTGCAAGGTTGTACAGTTCATCGGCAAGACCAGCGCTCATATACTTGATTGACGTGAGACCCTTGGCGATGATTTTCCGCTCTCTATCGAAGAAGTATTCACCTCTGGACAACCCCCATTTAGGCAACGTAACTCGAATACCGACCTTATGGGCATAGCTTGTAATGTCAGCAGTCTTGTCCATATTGTCTCCGAAGATATTCAATGCTGCTGTTAAGAACTCCAATGGGTAATAGTAGCGCAAATATCCGCAGATATAACCGATGGACGAATAAGCGTCTGAGTGGTTCCACGAGAAGCCATACGCTGACGCATCCAGAATGATTTGCAGGAACGGCTTGATAACCTCTTCGCAACGCTCTGCACTCATCTTGTACGCCTTTGAGCAATAAGCCACAAAGCGTTCTTCAATCTCCGGCAAGAGCTTTTCTGTTCCTTTTTTCTTGGCAATCGCTCGGCGGACGTTGTCTGATTCCGCGCTTGAGTAGCCGCAGAACTTAACCAAGAACTGCATAATGGTTTCCTGCATTGCGATTCGTCCTGCCTCTGGAGCAAGGAACTCATTCAGTGCGTCAAAACCGTTATCGTAAAACTCGCCTTTGGCTACACTATCACGGAAGCTGGCACACGCAGGTCGGAGCAAGCCGTTACCAAATGACATCCACTTTAGCATTGAGAAATTTGGAATCTTTGACCGAGCAATATCGAGCGTGGCATCAGACATGAACTGCTTTAGATAATGCTGTGCGCTGTCAGACTCCCATTGGAAGATAAGCGTCGTATCGTCTCGGATACTTCTCCACACATTCATATCCTCCATATCAGTGTTGTCTGGCGTCAAGCGCTCAATCCCAAGCATTTTACAGGTATCGTTGATGACACCGATATTATCCAAGCCAAGGATGTCAAGCTTGACATACATCAAGTCGTCCAGCTCTTTCATGTTAATCATGGATACCGGATACTCGGATGTGGAGATACTGCACAGACCAACCGTTTGGTCAATAGGTAGGTCACTGATAAGGACTCCACTCGGGTGTGTACCGATGGAGACGATTGTTCCATTAACG